TCATGAAGTTCCTGGACACCAAGCGTGAAAACGCGGACGAGAAAATCCGCATCAAAACCCTGTCTCTTGGGGTTGTTGTTCCTGATGTTTTGTTCGAGCTGGCCCGTGAGGGCGCGGACTTGGCGTTGTTCTCCCCCTATGATGTTGAGCGGGTTTATGGTGTTCCTTTGTCCGATTTGTCAGTTGATGAAAAGTACTGGGATATGGTGTCGGATGACCGTATTCGCAAGGAGTGGGTGTCGGCGCGTAAACTCCTGCAACGCATCTCCGAAATCCAGTTCGAATCAGGGTATCCTTACCTCATGTTCGAGTCCGCGGCGAATGAGGGCAACCCGGCGCCAAACCTGGGCCGCATCAACATGTCGAATCTGTGCTCGGAAATCATGCAGCCTAACGCTGCCTCCACATGGAAGCCAAACGGAGAGATGACCGGGGTCGGGGCTGACATTTCCTGCAACCTCGGTTCAGTCAACATCGCCCTCATTCTCGAATACGTCGAAGGCGCTCGTGCCGTAGGCGAGTTTGCAGAGCCGATTGAGTTGGTACAGGGTACAGTGTTTTTCTACGTGGTGAAAAGTATTGTTGAGTTTCTGTCCGCTGTGGCTGACGCCGCCAACCAGGACGGCGACCAGGAAATCAACCCATCTATCACCAAAGGCAACGCCAACACCCGCGCTATTGGTATTGGTCAGATGAACCTGCACGGTTATTTGATTTCTCAGGGCATCAAATACGATTCTCCAGAGGCCCGTGCGTTCTTCTCCTCCTACATGCGCGTGTTCACCCAGGCCGCAATCCTATCCAGTCAGATGTTGTGCTTCTCTGATGAATGGGAAGGTAAAGGAGCTGTCAAAACATGGGCCCCCGCTGCTGGCTGGGAATCAAGCGACTGGGCTAACGGCAGGAAGCAGGCTAAACTGCAGAAGGCGCACCTGGAGGCCAACAAGCGGCACGAAGGGGTTGATATTCCGGCTCCGAAGTGGCTGCTAATGGAGCTCGCGGACTTGGACTTCACTCGTACCAAGCGGACGCCGATGGCGAACCTGTTCCTACAGGCGATTCCGCCGACAGGCTCCATCTCCTACATCAACCACTCCACCGCATCCATCCACCCAGTTACCGCTGCCGTGGAGACCCGTAAGGAGGGGAAGATCGGGCGTGCCTACTACCCGGCTTTCGGTTTGACCGCCGACAACTACGAGGGTGTGGAGACCGCGTATCAGACCAGCCAGAAGGCCGTGATTGACATGTACGCGGAGGCCGCTCCGTTCGTGGACCAGGGGATTTCCTCCACATTGTTCCTGCCGGACACCGCCACAACCGCGGATTTGACCCGCCTGCACATGCACGCGTGGCGCAAGGGGTTGAAGTCCCTGTATTATGTCCGGATTCTGCAGAAAGCCATTGAGGGCACCAACAGCGCGGAATGCGTGTCCTGTAGTCTGTGACCCAAAACACAACGTCTTTCTTTGACGTTTAAAAGCCAACCGGGTATGGTTTAAACCGTACCTGGTTTTGTTCTCTAGAGGAAGAGGAAAACATGAAAGCATCCCTGCAATTCAAAAACAAGCAGGCGCACATGAAGCTCGTCGACGCACCAGACGACATTGGAGCCGAGGAGTTCAACGAAATGTTCGACACCTTGGTCGAGGAGTTCGTCGCCGGATCAACCAAAATCGGCTTCGAGGACATTGCCGCGTTCTGCTACACCATCGTCAACGCCAAGGAAGTGGCGTCACTGTCCTTCGGCATCAGCCACCTGCGGAACACGCCAAGCGGCAAGAAATTGGCCGAGTCGATTGTCTTCACCTACACCAGTATGTCGGAGGATTGGACTATCGTCTTCGACGAGGAGAAACCGCTCGGCCAGCGACTGTACGCCGAGTCCACCGCTAATGACGCCGAAAACGCCGAGGCTTTCCTTGGTTTGTGCCGCAACGAAACCCTCGGTCTGTTCGGCAGCTGCCTGGTTGCCGACAACATCAGTGAAACCCCATACATGGAGGCGATGATGGGTGCTATGGTCACAACCCGTTTGATGCGAGCCGCCATCGAAGACAAAGCAAGCCTGGAAGGACTCATCTGATGAATTTCTCCCCTGTTGACTGGAACAACCCCGATCAAGCCATCGATCTTGAGGTTTGGAATCGCATGACCGGCAATTTTTGGCTGCCGGAGAAGATCGCGCTGTCAAACGATTTGCCGTCGTGGCGCCGCCTGGATGAAAACAAGCAACGAGCTGTGGTCCGCGCGTTTGCTGGTTTGACGGTGCTAGACACCCTGCAGGCCGAGGTAGGCGCTGGAGCCGTCGCCAAGCACGCCCGATCCCACCATGAGGCCGCCAACATGGCTTTCATTGGCGGCATGGAGGCCATTCACGCCCGCTCCTACAGCTCCATTTTCGCCACCCTTGTCTCCAGTGAGCAGAACAAGGAGGCTTTCGAATGGGCCAGTGAAAACAAGTGGCTTCAAGCACAAGCCAATATTGTCAATAATCGATACGAACACCTGGACCCCTACTGGACCCGCGTTCACAGCGTCATGCTCGAGTCTTTCCTGTTCTACACCGGCTTCTACCCCGCGTTGCGCCTCGTGTCGGAAGGTTCGCTGCCCAACACCGCCGACATTATTCGCCTCATCATGCGCGACGAGGGCGTGCACGGCTTCTACATCGGCCTGAAGGCCCAGGCGATCCGACCCCTGCACATGCGTCCTAGTCGGGTCACAGAACTAGTGTCGGCGCTGATGCATCCAATGGCCCCCTACGTGCAGGAACTATACGAGGGCACCGGCTGGACCGAAGACGTCATCAAGTTCGCCAAATACAACGCCAACAAGGCGCTCACCAACCTTGGGGAGGAGCCGTATTTCCCGGACAACGAAACCAACGTGTCGCCGCAGGTGCTGGCCCAGATGGTTGTCGACGCTAATGAAACCCACGACTTCTTCTCCGGCTCCGGCTCCTCCTACGTGATGGGCAAGGCGGAGGAAATCAGTGAAGACGAGTGGGGGAGCATGTGATGGATGTTCTCCTGGACACCCGCCAGGGCGGTCTTGTGGCCACCTGGTCGGGTAAAGTCCCGAAGCTTGAGGTCGCATTGAAGCGGCTCGGCTTCCAGTTCAGCGACTTCGGCGAGTACACGGCACCGATACTGACCCTCGGCCTGCTGCGGGAAACAAAGAAGGCGGCCGCAGAGTTCGGCCGGGTGAAGGCCAGTAAGCTTCTCCGCGAGTGGGTAGCGTCAACAAAGGCGCGCGGCGCACTGCAGCACGCGGACTCCGACGCGGAGATCGCGGAACCGCTGCTTCGCGACTACCCGAAAACCGCGGATGCGCTGAGGCCATACCAACGCGCGGGGGTCGAGTTCATCCGAACCAATAACTCTGTGTGGCTGGCAGACCACCCTGGCTCCGGCAAAACCCTGCAGGCCATTGCCGGTATCGTCTCCCGTGACATCGAGGGCGATATTCTCGTGCTGTCCCCCTCCATTGCTACGCAGGTGACATGGCCAGAGGAAATCAAACGCTGGGCCCCCGACGATGAGGTTCTGGTTGTGACTGGTGGCCGCAAACGACAGGAGGAGATTCTAGCGAAACTGCAATTCGAGTCCAAGACTCGGCGCCGCTGGGTTTTGTGCAACCTGGAGATGGCCCGCATGAAATATAACAAGCCAGTGGAGGTGGAGGGCAAAATCCACAAAGGCTGGTGGTCCCATCATTTTCCGGAGCTGTTTTTCCTCGACTACGGGGCTTCGAAGCCAAAAAACAAGAGGATGTGGGCTGCCGTCATTGTGGACGAGTCGCACCGTGCGCTCACCACCACTAAAAGCCAGCAGTACAAGCAGAGTCAAATCCGCGCTGGTATGGGTAACCTGGCGGTGAAGCCTGGCGGACTGAAGCTCGCGGTGTCCGGCACCCCGTTCCGCGGGAAGCTAGAAAACGCCTGGGGCACCCTGAACTGGTTGGCCCGTGACGAGTACAAAAACTTTTACGGCTGGGCCGCGGAATGGTTTGAGGTGTCGGATCGTGCGATTCACACCATGAACGGTGAAGTCAACACCACCACTGTCGGTGATTTGTTGCCTGGCCGTGAGCCGCTGTTTTACGAGGATTTGGCGCGGTTTATGCTGCGCCGCACCAAGAAGGAAATTGCTCCGTGGCTGCCCGACAAAACCTACGCCGGTACACTGCATGAGATGGCCGACGAGATCGACTCCGAAGGGGTTAAATCCAGACTTGTTGGTCACTGGTTGACGATGGGAACCAAGCAGGGTAAGGCGTACCGCCAGATGGAGGAGGAGGCGATAGCCAACCTCGACTCCGGCACGCTCATTGCCAACGGTGTCTTGGCTGAAATGACGCGCCTAAAGCAGTTCGCGGGAACCTACGGCAAACTACGCCGCTTCATTGACTCGGATGGTTTCGAGGACAGTGAGTTTCTGCCGGAGCTGCCGTCCAACAAACTGGACTGGCTATTTTCGTATCTTGACGAAATCGGTATCAACAAGGACACCCGCAACGAGCACGGCCCGCATGTTCAGAAAATCGTCATCGCCAGCCAGTTCACCCGCACGATCAACCTGTTTGCGGAAACAATGGAGAAGAAGGGCATAGACACTGTTCGCATCACCGGCCAGGTCGGCGGGGATGAGCGTGCCGCGGCGGTTCGCGAGTTCCAGTCGGACGACGGCGCTAAGGTTATGCTACTCAACACCCTGGCGGGCGGCGTGGCTTTGACGTTGGACCGCGCCGACGACCTGGTTATCCTGGATGAGACTTTCATCCCGGACGACCAGGAACAGGTCGAGGACCGCATTCACCGTGTGTCCCGAAACCACAAGGTCACCATCCACTATCTGCGAACCCTGGGAACAATCGAGGAATCGATTGCGCTGAAAACAGCGGAGCGGGACGACCTGCAGAAGAGAATCATCGACGGGGAAAGAGGAGTCGAATATGCCAGAAGCCTACTCTAGCGAGACCGAGAAACACCTGTCGGCGTCGGGCCGACGCCTGTTCAAGAAATGCCCGTGGGCCTACCGGATGCGATATGTTGAGGGCATCAGCCCCATCGCTAACATCAGCCTCCCGCTGGTGTTCGGCGGGCTGATTCACGAGGCACTGGAGGGATGGTATGTTCCAGGCCGAGAACGCGGCGTGCCGCCGTGGGAGACGTTTAAGGGCGGTTTCCAAAAGGCTGCTGTGGACCCGGAAAACGCCGGTATTTTCGTCGACGAGCAGGACTACCAGGTGAACCTCGATCTTGGCCTAGACATGCTGCGCGGCTATGTGGAGCACTACGGCGAGGAACCACACCTGGAGGTAATCCAACCGGAACTGGAGTTTGAGGTTCCGCTCAAATACAAGACCCTGGACGGGGAGGACCGCCGGTCAATCATGGGTTTCCTTGATCTGGTGTACCGGGACCACTCCAGCAGCGGCACTCTGCACATCATGGAGCACAAGACCGCGAAAAGCCTGTCAAACAGCAACCAGTTTTTGCCGTTGGATGAGCAGGCGTCAGTGTATCTTGTCGTGGCCACCCAGACCCTACGCGACCGCGGGTTGATTAGCTCGAAGGAGGTCGTGCACAACATGGTGTACAACTACCTGCAGAAAACCATGTCCGACACGCGTCCACGCAACCCGCAGGGGCTGGTGTGCAACAAGCCGAAGAAGGAGCACTACATCGCAACTCTGCTGGCAGCGGGGGTTGAGATGGAGGCTCCGGAAAAAATCTCGGTCAAGGATTTGACAAAACTAGCCGAGGATGCCAAACTAACAGTGTTCGGCGATCCAAGCGCAGTGCAACCGGCCCCCCGGTTCGCTCGCAAACTGGTGGCCCGCAACACCAAGGAGATGAAGAACCAGGTTCTTCGACTCCGACAGGATTTGATGATGATTGACGCGACGGAGCGTGAGCTTCTTCCTACGATCAAAAATCCAACCCGCGACTGCGGTTTCTGCGAGTTTTCGCAACTATGTATACTTGACGAACAGGGGTCACTTGACCTCGACGGTGAACTTGTTCGCCGTTCCTACACAAGAAGGAGCTAGCCAAATGGCTGTTTACCACATTTCCTACACCACCAAGCCCCAGGATAATTTCGTCGCCGACGAAGACCTGAAGACCAAGCGCGTTGACGCTTCCTCTGCTCCCCGCGCCGTGGAGAAGGTCATCTCCGGCCTCATCAAGGGCGGCGTTGTGACCAGCCGCAAGCAGGTTAAGGTGCTGGAAGCCAAGCTCGGCGCCTAAGCCAAGCCAAGACGACTGAAAGAAGGCTTGAAATGCCTATACAAATGCCACCTCACATCTGGCTCAAGGAGTGGCAAACCATATGGCCGGACATACAAGAAAAAATGTACAAAGGCAAGCTAACTGCCGTCCGGGTCATGGAGTACAAAAAAGAGTCAGAGTGGAACAAGTTCTATATCGATGTGCCGATCATCACTGACTCCGGTTGGCCCATGAATGAGGTGGAGCAGGCCGAAAAGTGTGTGGAGTTCCTGCACGACGAGGGCCTAGAAATCATCGTGACGCCGGAAGATAAGGTAAGCCAGTTCGCTTCCGCTGAGGCCGCGAAACTACTCACCGGCAAGCCGGTAAACATCCGTGAGATTGGGGAAAACCGTGTCGTTTCTTGATGACATCGCAACCGCTGAGGTTGTCGAGGAGAAAATCAACATCCTTGTCTTCGGACAGTCCGGCGTCGGAAAAACCACCTTCGCGGGTTCCGGCCCCGACAACGGCGAAAAGGTGCTTATTCTCAGCATCGAGGACGGCCTCCGCTCCATCGCCAAAGAAGGCAACAAAACCCAAATCAAGCGCATCAACACTTGGGGCGAAATGCTTGAAGCAGCGGACTACATTGAGCAGCACCCGCACCAGTGGGACTGGGTCGTGATCGACTCGGTCTCCCACATGCAGGAGAAACTAATCTGGTCCGACATCGTGGAACGAGGCATCGCGCGCAATCCGGAGCGGAAAGAATACTCTACCCGCCAGCTGCAGGAGTACAACGAAGCGAAAAACATGTTCATGAACATCCTCGAACGCTTCATGTCCTCCGACGCGAACATCATCATGATTGCCTTGTCCGAAGTGTCGGAGGACCAGGAGGGAGACTCCTATGTGCACCCGAACATCGCAGGCCAAAAAGGCGGACTCGCGCAATGGCTGGTGTCCCGGTGCAACCTGGTCGGTTTGCTACGGTTCGGCAAGGTAGCCGACAAGCAGGGCAAAACGCGGCTGGTGCGCCAGCTGGAGTTCAAATCCCGCCCTGGGGCATCCATCAAAGATCAAACCTCGCTGTTCGCCAAGCCGATCACGCAGCCAACCTTGGCGAAACTCGCCACGAAACTCGCGGAAACCAGCCCCCAAAACATCAAAGAAGACGTAGAAAACAAGAAAGAGGCATAGGAAATGGCTCAGAAGCTATCCTTCTCCAATATTGCTGTCCCCGACCAGAAAACAATTGAGCAGGCCGCGTTCCAGGGCTACACCGGTCCCACCCCACCTCCCGGAAAGTACAGGGCAAAGCTCGCCGGAGTTCAAATTCAGGCCCGAGATACCGGAAACGTCTTTGTTGTTCGCTACGTCATCAACGAGACTGGCGAGCTGAAGAAGTACAACGGTTGCGCGATCTTCGACCGCCTCACCCTTCCTGAACAGCAAAAGGACGGAGAGTACTACACCATCCGCCTCCGCTCTTTCAATGACTTCTGCCAGGCCGCATCCGAAGGTAAAGGCACTCTGCGTGACTTCACTAAGGCCCTCGCAGATGGCAAGTACAAGGTCGAGGAAACCCAGCGAGATGGCACCTTCAAGCTTCTGGTTGTTGCCGGTAAGCTATTCAACTTCAATAAAGAACACGACGTCTTCATTGAATTGCGCCACTCCCCTAACGCAAATGACGTCAACAACCCGTACCTGAATGTTCGCTACATTGTCATGGCCGACACAGCTCGTCTGTGGGCTGGCGAGGAAGACAACGCTGCCGCCGAAGACGATGTTGTCGACATCACTGATGTCACCGAGGAGATCGACGATGATGAAGTCGATGGCCTAGATGAAGACGACGATGATGACTTCGACGACTTGGACGACCTGGACTAGGAGAAAACAATGCTTGCCTCAACCCGCGATCTCGAAATCGACTTCTACACCCTCCAATCATGCGGGCAGTGCGACGTAATGAAGCGGAAGCTCAACGAATGGCGAGAGCATGTGCCGGAGCGTCTAAAGGGCCATGTCGATGTGCGAATGCATCAACTGGAAGATATGACCGAAGAGGAACGCTCAGCCTTGGCAAAGGAGTATGGCGCGGTATCTGCCCCTGTAGTGGTAGTCAAGCACCTGAAAAAGTACTCAGGGCCCGTCACTCACGTCACTTCTGGCTTGCAGCCAGACCGCCTCATCGACATGCTGGATGACGATGTGGTTGCGTGGGACGACCCTGATGACCTATAATCATCACTAGCCAGAACCAGCTGGCTTAAATAGTGTTTAAACGTCCTCGGATATACTCTGGGGGCGTTTTCTCTAGGAGAAAACAATGAGATTTGTTTCACTACACGGGCACACGTCGTTCTCGTTCGGGGACGGGCACGGCAGCCCCGCAGCGCACGTTGAGCGCGCCAAACAGCTCGGCATGTCGGCCATCGCCGTCACCGAGCATGGTAATGTTTCAAGCCACGTGCAACTAGAAAAAGCCTGCAAAGACGCAGGAATCAAACCCATTTTCGGGGTTGAAGCATATGTTGCTCCCCCGCAAACCAAGGCCAAGTTTCATCAAACCATTCTCGCCATGACACAGCAAGGGTACAGGCAGCTCAGCCGCCTTGTTACCATGTCGTATGACGAGGGCATGTACCACAAGCCAACCATCCACCCTGAGTGGCTGCTCGACCCCAAACTCACTAGCGACCTGGTTGTTTTGAGCGGCTGCGCTGATAGTTGGTTGTCCTGTACTATCGCCGGAGGAAAAGGAACCGATTACGAGCGGATTGATAAGGCTGAGCAGGTTGAGTTTCTGACGGAGGAGGACAAGGCCACCCGCTACGCCGAGGCGTTCTGCCTGGTGGAAAACTACCTAGACTGCTACGGCGACCGCTTCTACCTGGAGGTTCAGCGCTTCAAAAACTACGCGCGCACCCGCCTCATCAACCAACAGATTTGCCTCCTGTCCGATGATCTCGGCGTTCCGCTTGTCGGCACCGCCGACGTACACTACCCCCTGCCGGAGGACTGGTCGACACAGCTGGCCCTCAACTCTATCGCATGGAAAGTACCTGAGGAGGAGCTGTCCGCGAAACGAGACTACAGCGCCGACCCGTGCACGTTTCCGCTTAGCGACAAAGAGTTCGCCAGAGACCTAATTGCCGCCGGTGTGCCGAAAGACAAGGCGATTCAGGCCACCAAAAACACCGCGGTTGTCGCAGACCGGCTTAACGTGGTGCTGCCGAAAACCCCGGATGTTCGTTTCAGCGGTTCCGACGGCACAGATGAAACCGCGCAGAGGATGCTGGTCGACCACATCAAAAAGGGCCTGCGTCGACGGGCCGAGAATCCGCGGTTCAAGAAAGACTACATGGGCCGCAAACAGGAGTACCTGGACCGGATCAAGAAGGAACTGGCGGTTATTAAACCGAAGGGCTTCTCTGACTACTTCCTCATCAACGAGCAAATCATCGGCTGGGCTAAGGCCCAGGGTATCGCCGTCGGCCCGGCACGCGGGTCTGCCGCTGGCTCCCTGGTGTGCTTCCTGCTGGGTTTGACAGAAATCAACCCCATGCTGTACCCCGAAATGCTGTTTGAGCGGTTTCTGGACCCCGGTCGTGAAGACCCGCCGGATATTGACACTGACTATGAGAACGAGCGGCGCCACGAGGTGTTCGAGTATGCGCGCACCCAGTACGGCGATGCCAACGTTGGAAACATCCGCAATTTCACTCGGTACAAGGGGAAAACCGCTGTCAAGGACGTAGGCCGGTCCCGCAACATACCCCTGCCGAAGGTCGAGCGTTACGCTTCCTTGATCGGCGAACCGCCGTTTGGTGACCCCCGCGAGTTCAACTCCGCCGAGGATGCCGCCACCTCGTTCAAGGAGTGCGCTGACATCCTGGAGGAGTATCCGGACCTGAAGCGGGCTTTCCGTATTGAAGGTGACATGAAAACCTTCAGTGTGCACGCCGCCGGGATGGTTATCAGTAACCTGCCGATCCACGAAACCTGCGCCGTTTACAAAACCAAGAAAACCAACGGCGACGAGGCGGACGCTATTGCTTTCGACAAGCGGGACGCGGGCTACCTGAACATGTTGAAGCTGGATTGCCTTGGTCTAATCACCATGTCGACAATTGCCGACGTCATCAAAATGACGCCGGGGCTTACCCTGCAGGACATGTACGACCTGGAGTTCAACGACCAGAAAGTGCTTAAAGCTTTCGCCGACGATGACTTGACTGGTATTTTCCAGTTCGAGGGTCGCTCCACCCGCGGGATCGTTCGGGATATTTACACCGGCCGCGACGTCGTGCCGACGTTCATGCAACTCGCCGACATCAACGCACTATCTCGGCCCGGCTCGCTGTCCAGTGGAATGACCGGCCGCTACATTAAGGTTGCGCGCGGCGAGGACAGAAAGTCTCTGCACCCAGTCGTCGACAAGATTCTGGAGAAAACCAACGGCTGTCTTGTGTATCAGGAGCAGGTGATGCACATCGGCAAACAGTTCGGAGGCCTGTCCGACCACGAGATTGGCTTATTGCGCAAGATTATCGGCGCGAAGAAGGCCGGTGGCGCGTTTGATGAGTTCTGGGCCAAGTTTAAGGAAGGCTCAGCGCGGCTGCATGGGACCAGTGAGAAGCTGGCACGCGAAATCTGGGACTACATGGCGGCGTCCAGCTCCTACCTGTTCAATGCGTCCCACGCCATCTCCTACGCTGCCGTGGCCTACTGGTGCATGTGGCTGAAGGTTTACCACCCCGCGGCCTTCTACGCGGCTTCTTTGCGTTCAGCTGCAAAGAAAAACAAGAAGAAGGACTCGGTTGACCCGCAGTTGCCAATTATGCAGGACGCAGTCGCGCACGGCGTCACCGTCAGCCCGCCAATCCCCGGCGTTAGCCGAGCCAGCTGGTGGATTAATGAGGAAGGCTCAGGCGTTGTTGCCGGATACACCCAAATCCCAGGCATCGGCCCCCGCGTGGCGGAGGGAATTACGGCCCTGGAGTCTGTGACATCGTGGAGTGACTGCCTACCTGTTCGAGGTTTCGGGCCTAAAGCCTTGGATAAGGCCGAGGCTTTCTGCGCCAGCGGAGACCCGTTTGGTATCTCGCTAAGTGTCTCGGTTATTTCAGCTGTTCGAGACGCCATTGCTGACGGCAGAGTCGCTCTGCCTCACCCCACAACCGACCCCGCTCTTATGACAGGCCAGAATGGCCAAATCGAGACCTACATTGGCCATATTGTGGCTATTAAACTCGTCGACGTCATCCAGGACACCTGCACCCGCGAGAACAAAACCCGCGAGCAGGTTGTTGCTGAAATGGAGCGACCAGAGTTGTCGACGAAGGCGAAAATCATCACAATGGCGTCGAATGGTGTGGAGGTCCATGTGAACGTGTCCAGGTACAACTACCCCCGCCTACGCCAGGAGTTCGAGGGGCTGGACCTATCCAAGCCACATGTGGTTCACACCACGGGAAAGGTTTCCACAGACTTCGGTCCCGCCGTACAAGCGTCCCAGGTTACTGTTTTTGAGATGGAGGAAGAAAAATGAGCTACCAAGATGTTGTCCGATTAGCCAACGATGGTTTTCCGGTCGTCATAATCGGAGTTGACCCAGGTGTCACTACCGGAATCGCTGTCGCCGCGCTCCAGGGTAAGGAAGTAGGGTCACTGAATGAAGCCTACGTCGAGATGGGGCAGCTGTCATATGGTTTCAGCGGAAACGGCTTCGATATCATCGAATCCGCCAGCGCTGAGGAGGGTGAGGCAAAGGTTGCGGCAGAGATTGCACAGCTGGTGCGCACAGCTGTTTTACACGGAAGCCGTGTTGTTCTGGTTATTGAGGACTTCGTTGTGCGCCGCTTCGACAGCAGCCGCGAGTTCCTGTCGCCGGTGCGGATCATCGCGAGAATCCATCAAGAGCTAACCCACTACAAGGAAGTGGCGAACCAGGTGACCATAGCGATGCAGTCACCGTCCGACGCCAAACAAACCTGCACTGACGAGAGGATGAAGAAATGGGGAATCCAGCCCAAGACACACAAGGACCGTCACGGATTGGATGCGGCAAGACACTGCGTCTTGTTCATCCGCAAGTTGATGGCCAATCCGAACCAGACGCTCCCTGGCTAGTCTCCTACGCTGACATCGCGTGGCTCGCGGACTGGAAGCGCGGCGAAGTTCCGCGTAGGCGTTTCCAGGCGGCTGCAAAACGTCTCGGTGTCGGGTGGCACACCTGGTTTAACCGGAGGGGAGTTTTCTACCCTGAGGAGGCTCTGGAGGTGGTCAAGGAGATCGCCGGTAGGTTCGACAGCTCGCCGCACGTTGACTACCCCTACGTAGAAGCCAATGTCCTGTCGGCTGGAACCGACCTCGCCGACGGCTACCCGTCCCACACTCTCTCCCGACTAATCCACGGTGACCCCGACTGGGGTGACAGCGCGCGGTTGTTTAGGTTGAGAAGGGGAAATGAGGGCGGATGGATCGTGGCCCCGGAGCACCCCTGCATGAACTTGTACCCCTGGATCAAAAGCGGTACTCTTGTTTTTCGTAGAGATGCTATCGAAGAACTAGAAAAGGCAGGATACATTGTCGAGTAGGGAACTTGCTTACAGCGAGGCTTCAGAGGCGATGCGACAAACCCTCAAAGCCATCGAACTTGACAAGCAACATAAAGTATACGGTCGGGAAGGCACCCAGGAGGTCGCCTGGCTGGCAAATGAGCCATTGAGCATGGAGGACTTGGGTGACACCGTCTGGGCCTCCCTGGCAGCCGCTGGGTTTGTTCTAACACACGACCCGGATCGGGCCCGGCCAGAGGAGCTCATGGTGGCGTTCACTGTACGTCAGGCTGCGCAGCATGAGTCGTGAGCTGAAACCCCCGTGCGAAACGCGCGGGGAGCTTTTTGAGCTGTATAGAAGTCGGGAAGAAACAGACGGCCAACGAGGGTACCGCATTCCGCTTGCTTTGGCGGTGTGCGAAACATGCCCTTTGAACCTAAAGAAACGCTGCGCCAAGACGCGACCTAAGGGCCGGTTCGGTCATATCGGCATATGGGGTGGAGAGATCGGAGTAAAGAATGAAGGCTAGAGAAGCATATACTAGAGCGGGATGGCCGGTGGTAGTTCCTGTATCCAGCGGGAAAAAGTACCCACCAGCCGAGGGGGTAACAGGAAACGTACCGGCTCCGAGCCACAAAGAGATGTTGGAGATATGGGAAAAGTATACGCCGACACAGCCTAACCTAGCGCTGCGCCTGCATTCTGGCCGAGATGACTTCGACGTCATTACCGTGGATGTCGACCACTACGGAGTAAAAACTGGCGTCGACACGATTCGCGAGCTAGAGAGGCAATTGGGAGCGTTCCCGTGGTCTGCTCCTATGTCGACTCGTCGCGACCCCTCTACGCAGACGGGGCAGTATTTCTTTCGCGTGCGTAAAGGCATGTCATGGAAGGGGGCCATCGGCCCCGGTGTCGATGTAATCCAAGACACCCACAGGTACGCCGTGGTGTACCCGAGTATCGTTGAGGGCCTACAGTACCGCTGGTATGTGGACGGCGAACCCGCTGACATCCCCGAGATCGAGGAGTTGCCGTGGCTTCCTGATTCCTGGCAGGACTACGCTTCCGCTGGTGCGGCAAAAGACCACCAAGACAAGTCTAAATCCAAGGTGGCAGCCGCGCCGCGCGGTAAAGCCCGGATGCGCGCCGCCATTAGTTGGCTCCGTGAAAACACCCTCCGCTACGGCCACAAGGACGCGCTGCCGACCGAGGCGATGCAGAAGACATACGGACCAGAATTCGTAGAGGCTCTTGGAGGAAACGCGCACGACACAATGTTGGCGGCCGTGCATCAAGCGGTTCGTCTGGCCCTAGAGGCTCATACGGGCTTGAAGGTGGCCCTTTCTCGGATTCGTCGCGCTTTTGTTGATGAGGTTACAGGCTCTCGCGCTGGTACGTCGCGACGTACCGAGGAGTCCGCGTTGGCGGAGTTCGAGCGCGCGCTAATCGGCGAGGTAGAGAAGGCTGAGGTTGAATCCGCAAACGGGGCTCGTTTCCTCAGCCAAGATGTCGATGAGGAGGTGCTTATGAGGCTCAATCGGACATTCTTACGTCAGGCTGCGGTTAAACGTCCAAAAGGCGTTGACCTGTCGCTATTCCGCGACACAGATCGCGCGCATGCTGAGATGTTTGCGGCGTATTGGGGTCAAGACGTTTTAGTCACACGTGACAAAAACACCAAAGAGTTTGCCGTTTGGGACGAGGAGACCAAGCGTTATTCATTCCGCACTCAAAACGAGATGTTCCAACTTCTGTATACTGCAACCTCAGATCGTATCCGTTACGAAGCAGACAAGATTGCACAGCGCGCGGCTGAGCTAAAGAATGCTCTTGGCTCCCGCCAGGCCCCGCCGGACACCGACGACCCGGACGATCTTTTCTCTGAAGCCAACAACCTGCGAAAACGCGCAGACAGTATCGAGTCGACTTCTAGGAGCCTGAATATCCTGAAACAAGTTCACTCTGTCTACGACCGGCCATCCGCGATCCAGGATTTTGATTCAACCCCAGGCCTCATTGGTTTGCTTGGTGGGGAAACCATTGACGTAGGAAGTCTGGACTCAATCGGTTATGCGCGCATATCTAAGCGAAAAGACCGCCTAACAATGAATACGCAAGTCCGCTTGGTTCCAAACGCAAAGCACCCTGGATGGAATAAATTCCTTGACAAATTCCTTCCGGACCCAGAACTACGCAAGTTCACGCAAAAGGTGCTCGGATACTCCCTCGTCGACGGGAATCCGGAGAAGATCGTCGTGTTCTTGTGGGGGCCGTCGAACACCGGAAAAACGACCATCCTGGAGGCATGCGGCGCGGCATTAGGCGATTACGGCGGAACCATTGACGCAAGTGCCCTATTCGGAAAGAGTAACAGAAGCGGCCCTGCCCCAGAGCTTATTGATAGCTTCTTCCGGCGGTTCGTCTTCATGTCTGAGGTCGGTGACACGCATGTTCTATCGGCAAACGCCATCAAACAGGCCACCGGTAACGACACCCAGAAGAACCGCTTGCTCTTCTCCAACGAGATGATTTCTGGCTCGCCGAAATTTACCCCCTACATCTCCACCAACACGGTCCCGGAGGTTAAAGGATCGGATAAGGCACTAGCCAACCGCCTTGTTGTAATCCCATTCCTTAGCGAGAATAAGCCTTCAAAGGTGAAGTGGGAAGAAGATGTGCGACGCAACCCTGAAATCCAGTCCGCTGTTCTCGCGTGGCTACTTGAGGGCTGCCGAATGTATCTTAAAGAAGGGCTGGACCGAGATAGTTTCCTTGTTGAGGTAAGCAATGCCTCCGCTGAGTTCGCTTCTGATGTTGACCCTGTGTCAGAATTTATTGCCGAGACGCTGACAACCGGAGTCGACGGAGAGATTATGGAAGACCAACTATGGACCTTATGGCAAGAATGGTGCCTTGTGCGCGGCCTACGGGACTCTGAGGTAGGTGACCGACGGCGCCTGCGCAAGAGACTTAAGGGCCACGGGATCAACAACCGTAGAACGATGGACAAAGACAGGAAACATTATCGTCTTTTTGTTGGAGTAAGCGTTAAATAAAAGAACCCCCGCCTCAGTAAAGAGTGGAGGGGGTTTCGTCACCTGTGACGATTACTTAGCAAGGTTGCTGCGCATCTTGTCGAACAGGGATTCAATGTCGGTGCCAACAAGGTCACTGACCGTGGCTTCGGGCTTGCGATGCTTGCCTTCCGCTCCGGCAGTCGGGGCAGCCTTGACGACTTCTTTGTTCTTGTCGGCGATGAAGTGCGTCAGCTCTTCCACCACCTTGTTGGTGATGTCCTGAGCGTTGCTCGGGGACACGCCGTTCTTGGTGAGACGAGTGGACAGGGCTGCCAGGAAAGCGGCAGCAGCGCCAACGATCACCGCAGACTTGTCAACGCGACCCGTGGACGCGAACGTGGCTGCGATGGCAGCGAGCGCACCAGCGAGGGAGCCGACGAGGGAGTTGACGGTGTTGGCGTAGCGGCGGTACAGGGACTGTCCGGCGACATAGTCACCAACAGCGGCACCGACCTGGCTGAAAAGGTTGTTAGCCATTTTTACTTTGCAATTCCTTCCTTGACCATCCGGTCATGAACAATCTTATCAGGGTCTTGACCAAGGGCCCGGATAATGAAATCCATTTTCGCCTCAAGGCCGTAGGTGCGGGCATCACCGATGCCAGCCCACTCCTCGGCGGACATGAAACGTTCAGGGTTGATACGGGACTGAATCTGCATATTGAGCAGTTCCTCCAATTCGTCTAGTTCTTTGGGTGGATTGTTCGAGTAGGTGTACCCCTTCGGCGGGATCATGGTCGCCATCTGCTCGAACGAGCAGGCGTACTCGAAAGGCCAGAAGCCGGAGTCCGCGACATGGAAGTGTCGGCGTCCGCCGTTCACCTCGTAGCCGACGATACATACGTAGTGGTACACGGTACCGCCGCCGTAGGACGGGGTTGTAGTGCCTAGGGTGGCCTGCGGGTAGTTGCTTGGAGGGACCACGATGTTGGCGATCACCGGGAAACCAGCACGGATGCTGCGTTTCACGTTCTGCCAGAAGTCCTCCGACTCCGCATATGTTGGCGGGTCGTGTGGCATGTCGACCGTTACGTAGTTGGCTCCTGGGGCGTACTCTTCGATCACCGGCGGGAACAGGCCGATGTAGTCGGTTCCGTCCTCCGTGGTACGTAGCTTCTGCGCGAGCTCGGCCTCCGGCACGAGTCGGCCAGTCAGCGAGCTCAGCAGGGTTTGGGTGGATGCGGGGCCGCACCAGTACCCGGTTTCCTGCACAAGGTCAGTGTTGATGTACGGGAGAATCACCCGTTCGTCTGGTTCAGTCACAAGCTCCTCCGGTAGGATTGCGTCCCCGAGGGACAGGGCCTTCAGGAAACGCCGGTTGCGGTCGTCAATTCCGTTGGTGCCTCCGTTGATTGCGCGAGTTGCGCGCTCGAAGAAGCCCCAGCGGGTGATGTCGTCCAGGTTGCCGTCGGCAGCTGCGTCCGCGAACTCGTTGAGGCGTGGGCGGGCCACCGTCCAGTACCACACGGCCCCGAGAAAGCCATACTCGTCCGACGACAGCAGCGTCGGCTTGTCAACAAAGAATGTAGGGGAGTCCACATACCCGTTGTCGAAAGCCCAGCGGCTCAAAGCCGCGTAGTTGTTACGGCCCGTCACCTGGATCGGTCCACGACCCTTGTAGCGGGGGCCGTCCCCGGCCTGGGTGTTGCCAAGGTCGCTTCGCCATTCATAGGCACTGCCGTCCGCGTACTCCTCCATCGCATCCAAGCCAACACTCTCGTGGCCTAGTTGTGCAATGAACATGGCGGCCCGCGGGATGTTGGTGCACCCCGCCTGGACCAGGGCGCGGTTGAATGCCGGGGCTAGTTGCTCATAGCGCGCAAACGGCGCGCGGTTAAACATCACTTCCGCCAAAATATGCGGTTTAACCATTCGTTACCTCCTTATTCGTCGTTCGTAACGCAGGTTGTCTTCCATTGTTCCTCCTGCCTCTTCCTTTGATCCCCCTGCCGGGGTTCGTCCAGCGTGGTTGGACATGAGAAGGCAGGTTATGTTGTTCCACTCGAAACCGCCGTACCAGTTTCGCCAGTTGTTGGAGCGAACCCACAGGCGCACGCTGTAGCCCGCGCGGGGGACCACAATGGCCTCGGAGAAGTGCAGTGTGGCCTCGATGTCCGCTTTTGTGGTTGTTATTCTGGTTTCACGCAGTTGGTCGGTTTCGGTGTAGGTTTTCAGCTCGTTCCACGTGTGGTAGTTGCCCTGGTGGCCGCCTGTAGGAACTAGTCCCGCTGTTGCTCGGGTGAACACAACCCAGGTTCCCGGCTTGTCGAAAACCACGCGGCGGTTCGCCACGTCCAGGTGTGCACCCTGCGACGCACCAAAAGTCTGGTTGAACGGAATTAGCCGCTCGTTTTGTCGGGGGTCGTTCCAGCCGATGTTTTTCAAGGCTTGCAGCAGGTCGCCTCCAGCGTTGACCGTGGTGTCGCAGTAGGCCGAAATGTAGCCTTCCGGGATTAGATCAAGACGCTGGGATATTTCCCTGTCGAGAGCCTGCTTGGCCTCGGCGATTTTTGCTTCTGTCGCCGGGATAATGTCGGTTTTGATCCGCTGGACTTCTTGCTTTGTGCTGGTGATTTCACCCTGAGCGGCAGAAACCCCTCCTGTGTTTGTTGTGATGCGTTTGTCGTGCTCTCCGAGCTCCTTAATGATGTTGCCGACCACGCCATCCCCTGGGAGGGCGTTAACCTTCAAGAGTCCGGTTTCCGCTAGTTTCTCCGCGTCAGTGCGGTCGTCATGGCGTAGGCCGCCGGGCTGGGTGATGACAATGTCACGTCGGTTAACGTCTGAGGGGGGTATCGCCGCTGATTCCGCTGGGTTGTCCCACAGGTCTTCATTCCAGTGTGGGTGGTTCACGATCTTCGACACTGTCCATCACTCCCTTCGTAATCTGCTGGTCAAGGTCATTAAGTTTTCTGATGAGGATTTTGATCCGTTCTGTTTCTTTCCCGCCAATGTCGGCCAGTTCGTTGCGCAGCAGGCGAATCAACTCGCTAGCTACTAGTTGCCAGCGGGAAAGCATTTTCTCGGTATTCTGCGTCACCTTACTCTCGGCTCGCAGCTCATCGATTTCCCTGGCTAGTGTCTTGTAGCTCCGGTTCATTGGTTTTTTGATGCTGAACCGAATGTTTTGACGAACTGTACCAACGAGAACTGTGATGGCCACCACAAGGAAGGTGACTTGGCCAAGAGTTGTTGACGTGTCCAACCTGCTAAGGTCGGGGAACGTCACTACTCGACCCCCTCAAAAAAGTATATTTGCGCCAAAAGAGCATGGATTGTTCCAATAAACAAAGCCATAATCCCAACCCCGAAGAAGGGGCTAGGGCTGTGCATGATCCCGCCGATTGACCACACGAGACCAAGGGCGGCCCACACCGCTCCGGTAATAATGTGGGCTGTGCGGACATGCTTCATTTTGGCCACGCACACAAGTAACATGACCCCGGCCAGAGGGAAAATCACATCCCAGAGCTCAACACTGCCGAAGGTGAGTGATAACCACCACTCATCCGGCGGGGTCTTGGGTTTAACAAGCATGGATGTCGGGCCGATGAAAAGCCCGCCGAAGGCGATCGTCATAACAGACATAACAAAACCCAGCCGTTGCAGGGCCGAAACAGTGCTGTCGCCGCGGCGTTCCTTCGGGTCAATGTTGACCACCCAGTTTATGTTTCCGACTGTCATCCGAGCACCTTGACCTGGCCAGCGGCGTTCTTCATCTTCAGTTGGCCGCCGTGCGCGTACACAACAATTCCGCCAACCGGGGTTGCTGGCTCGTTTTCGACGAAGTTGAATTTCGCTGGCATATTAAACTCACCGGGGGCTATCTCCCCGCGGTCGCCGAACAGATTACGCAGCATAACCCAGCCACCGCGGGTGTACACGAACCCGGTTTTCGTGACCTTGTTAATGGCGAAAAACTGTTTGATTGGAGTACCAAGGGCACGCATCCGCGAGGTGCGGTCTCGTAGCTTCTCCAACGCCATGTTGTCTGATTCCTCGTCCAGCACAAGGTCGATCGCCAGACTAGAGCCGGGAGGGCCCTGCGGCCCCTCTTTACCAGGCGGGCCGGAAGGAATCGGCAACTCTGCCACGCCGTCCTCCACAAGGAGAAACGCGCGACGGGTCTTCTTAAAGTCTAGAGCATCCCCATCCTCGCTGAACCGCAGCCTAACCAGGATGTCCCCTAGAGTGTTTTGATCTGCCAAAGTGTTCTCCTTATTCTGCGTTGAAAGCTGCGGTAATGGCGCGCAGGAACTGCGCGTTGCGGCGGGACTGAATTGCCCACGGCTCCTCTGGCCGATCTGATTCACCAAGGCGAACCTCAAAAACCACGCCGTTCTCACGGTTCGCGGTCAACGTGACCTGTTTTAGCCGCTCTGGGATGATGCGGTCACTGTCATCATCCTCCCAACCAACTGGGTCCAGGAGGTCGAAGTCCTCAAATACCCTGAACGGCAGGAACGAGTTCACGTTACCGGTGAACTGCGCGGTCTTGTACCCAAGGGCACTATACCGCTGCATACGCAGAGCCTGTGCCGCGTCGCGGGAATAAGCAGTGTAGCCTTTCCCGCCGTAGTCCTCCGGCAGGGCGAAATCACCAAGGAAACGCTTCTGGTCGGGGTCTTCCGCGCGTTGGTACGCGAAGAAAATGTCCTCCAGCTTCCCGGTGATCCAGCCGGTGAGAGCTGAGAACCCTATTCCTATTAATCTTAACACCTGCTGGATAAGCGTCCTTGCGATGAGCTTGATACCCTGGTTCAAAAACTCATTCGACTTACCGCCAGTGATAGAACAGTAAGTTGTTGGTGCGAAAGCATTAACCTCCTGCTGGTGCCAGTGCTCATCACTGGAGCGCAGAATCGGCCACGACACGTTGTAGCGGCCTGTATCCGTGCCGAAAAAGTCGCGTAGGAACTTGGTGTCAACCGTCGGCTGCAGGCTCGGCGGGATGTCGTAGCGTCCGAAAATGCCGCGAATAAATGTACGAATATCGTGGGTGATTTCTGCAAAGAAGGAACGGTATGTCGGGTTTAGCCTCGTTCGATCCTTGTCGACGAAGTCGATGACAATGCCGGGTTTCGCCATATTGATTCCGCTGATTTTAGGATCGCGGCCCGGCACATAGCAGTAAACATCCGGCAGGATGTTGTTGTCTTTGCACGTCTCCGCGACAAGCTCCGAAATCGGCGTCATCTCCGCCACAAGCGCCACGTTCGGTGTGGTGTCCGCTCCTTTAGGGGTCGGCGGGACGATCACAGGGTGCATGAAAGACTGTAGGTCACGCCACTTACCAGGGTCGTTCTGGTAGTCCGCGAGCTTGTAGTTGGCGATGAGCCTATGCTGGTTAGCTTGTAGGCGTACCGCGGCCTTGATGACGTAGTCTTTCATCACATGGATCGCTGGGCCTAGCGCGATGTCCCGCTTCGGGAACTGCGCGTTGAGCACCGCGAACGGACTCGGCCACGCCAGGATATGCTGTAGCCACACTTTGTCATGGTCCAGCTCCACCTTGATGGTGGACTGGGGTCCGTTGCCGGTGCGGGTGCTGCGGCTGACACGACCGGTCCAGGTTTTGATTAGGCTGCCAGCGCGGTACACCAGGAAGTGCACGAGGCACACCTGCAGATTGGACCGCATGAAATGCTTAGACCAGGCGCTGGTGCCGCCGATGGTGAAGGAGCTGGCGTCGGACGAATCCGCCTCGGAAGTCCAGGTTATGGACAGGTCCGACCAGTCACCAACGTCACCAAGATAGCGCGCGGTGCCATCGCGGACTTCGATCCGTACCGTGTACTCGTTGTCGGACTCTACGGACTGCCTCCGCTGGTGGAGACTGGTTTGGTTGAAAAATTCGGCTATGTCCATGACGTGAACTCCGGCGAGTATTTAAGACGCGGCAGGCCATCACCAGAACGGGTTTCATCCGTCACGTGACGAATCTCCAGGGTGTTCATGGTTTGCGGCTCCAAACAGAAACGAGGTCGCTGGCCAACCATACTTGGCCACAGGTTCACAATAGTGCCGTTTTTCTGGCGCTTGAGGAACGTCGGGTTCTTCGGGTTGTAGTCGAGTTTGGCGACCTCACCCTCGGCCAGGCCGGGGGTGCGCAGGTTCGGCTGTTCATAGCCCAGCGAAAATTCCCACTGGCCGGGGCCAGGTAGGTACAGCTCCGGGTACACCCGCGGCGCCGTCGACGCATTGAAGAACGTCACCCTGTAACGCTTGCCGCCAACAGGCTTGAAAACCTTTTCTTCACGGTAGCCGAAGAAGTACGCCGCGTCGGACGTCCAACCCCACTCCATGCCTTTGATGGTGTTGTGCAGGCCCCAGTCCTTCTCAATGGTGCCTTGCCCCGCACCCTCAGCGGCCATAGCCGACAAGTAGCGGGGCTCGCGTCCGCGGGTAAGGAACCACAGGCGACCAGGTGAGCCGTGCTGGTGGTTTGCGTACCAGCGGTCTTTGTTGCGGTACAGGTCGGCAACATCCTCGCCGAAAATGTTGATCGACGCTTTGATGTTGCGGCGGGTGGCCACCGCCGACACGAACTGTGATCCTGGGGTGTTCGCGTCGGCGTCGTAGCGGTATTCGGTCACCGGCAGCTCCAGGCCGTCCATCCCGGGGGCCAGTTCGACCCCCAGGTTAGCACGGTAGGCTTTGGGGCCCGAGAGGAAGAAGCGGTCGCCGTTGACCCACTTGGAGCCGTCCCATGTGGGTGGCCCCTGGTAAATGATCCATGTGGGCTGGTCGGTTTTCAATGTCACCTCGTCCTAATAGTCTGTCGGCGCTGCTGCTGGTATTGCATGTGATTAACCGTATTAATCAACTCTCCGCGCGACATACCGGTGTTGATGGTTCCGATGAACGGTGCCTCACGGCCCGCGCCAATGGAGCCGCTGGCCACGGTCTCAACGGCAGCTGCGATGGCTCCGGGGATGAATCCCTCCAGGTCCGTCTTCAACTGCTTGTCCTGCTGGCTGGAAATCACAGCGACGTTGTGCGCCAGGCCGGACGGATCACCGGCAGCTGCCGCCTGCCACGCGGGGATCGCAGCAGCGATCTCCTCTTGACTTGATTTTACAACGTCGTAGAAGGTGACCATTTCGCTGGCCAGGGCACCCAGACCCGTGACGGAGCCAAGCTGTTTGACGGTTTCCTTGCCGACCTTCTCCTCGGTGGTTTCCTCACGAGCGTAAGGATTGGTGCCGTCGTCGCCGAGAACCTTATAACCGTAGTAGTACTCGCCGGATTCCTTCAGCTTCGCAATCCGCTGGTCCTCGGCTTGCTCCTCCTTGCGAACCCGCTCCTCATCGGCGTTCAGCTCCTTACGTAGAGCCTCATCCTCCTCCTTGTGGCGAGCCTCCACAGCTTTCTTCTGCTCGTCGTTGAGGTCTTTGAGCTCCTCCTCGTGGCGCTTACGAAGCTCCTCTTGCTTCTTCTTGTCGGCCTCCTCCGTGGCTTTCTTGCGTTCCTCACGAGCAGCGTCGCGAGCCTTCTGCTTGGCTTCGTCCTCTTCTTTATCCAGGCGCTCCTTGGCGGCCTTCTCGGCAGCCAGGTAGACGCTCGGATCGGCGGAAGCCTCAAGGGTCTTCGACAAGGCGTAGTTTCCGCGTTCAAAAGCCTTGTTGATTTCACCCTGGTCACCCTGGACAATCTTGTTCAGGTCAACAGGGTCAATCTTCATGGTGCCGTCGATGCGGGACTTGAATACGTCGTGCAGGGAGCCTGCGATACGGTCAACCTGGTCGTCCCGGTACTTAGCCATGTCGCCACGAATACCCTGGATGCCAAGGTTCAGACGACGGAAGCCTTCCTGTAGGTCGTAAGGTTGGCGCTGGTAGGCGGAGATCATGGCGGGCATGAGCTCAAACACGAACGAATTGAACGCGCGTGTTTGTGCCGGTGACAGCACCCTCTCTGGTTCCAGGGTGTACTTCGGCATGTAGCCGATCCCCAGGGCCTCGCCGCCGGAGTCGTATCCGTGGCCGTGGCCCCACATGGAGGTTAGGTCGTTTCCGTACTTCGACTTGTAGTAGCGTAGGGCTGCGTTCATGTTGGCCCACGGATCACGGCGATCATCCGGCAGGGACGGATCACGGTACGCGGCAAATGTGCCGGGGATGATCTGCAACAGGCCGACGCCAGCACTGTCACCAGTGCCGTTGACGTCGACAATCTGCTGCGAAATGCCAGGGTTACCACCAGACTCGGACTGAATCTGCTTCAGCATGGCGTTGACCTGCGCGGGATCGTCAGCGTTGAAGCCATTACGGCGCATGGCCTCCATCGCCATTTCACGCCACGACTCAACGTCGCCGGACACGCCGCCAGCGCCATCGTAGGAGCCAGCACCGCCGCCGAAGCGCGGAATCTTGCTGAAAATGAAGTCTTTGACGCCGTCCAGAACCTTGTTGGTGAGAGCGTGCATGGCTTGGCCAGCAATACCGGCGAAGCCTTTCATCTGGTCGCGGATCGGATCGAAGGCTCCGCCAATAGCTTCCTTGATCTTATTGAACATGCGGGACCAGAAGCCGCCGCCGTTGCCGCCATTACCACCGGAGATGAACTCACCAAGGTAGTCGGCCAGGGTGTAGTGCAGGCTGAACAAGGGGTTGTCGGAGCCGCGTGCTCCGCCGCCGATCTGCACGCCGTGGTCACCAGCGGACTCGATGTTGACGCCGTCGATGGTTCCGGCCATGTGTGAGTTGGGGCCACCGCCACCACGCATAATACCGATGGTGACGCGGCCATCCAAGCCAGGCTTGAAGCCGAACTGTTCGAACGCGGATTCGGTGCTGAACAGGCGGCCTGCGCGGAGGTCTCGGCCGTTGAGGAAGTTAACCACGCCAGACCAAATACCGGAGCAGTCCCACGAGGGATTGCCGTCGCCGCCGTATTGATAGGGTTTACCATGCTCAGGCTTAAGGGCTTCGAACAAGGCAGCGATTCGACCGTCGAGGTCAACCACACCGCCGTTGGCGTAGGCCGCACCTTCACCGAGCATCCGCTGGACACCTTTGACGCCTTGCTTGCGGGCCACATTGTTCATAGCCTCAACGGCAGCGGGGCCACCAACAGCCTTGGTCCATTCGGGACGCATGATAGCCTCGCCGCCGGACAGGGCCAGGCTTCCTCCGGTTGGGCTCCAGAACTTGTGCGGGTCGCGTCCTGGACTGTAGCCAGGCATCACACCACCCGTTGCGAAACGCATCTCATCCACCGCTGGCACAGGAGCCAGGTTACCCAATTTGCCGCCGAGGAACTTGTCGTTGATGTGGTTCCACGTTCCGACAATGCCCTTGTTCACAACAATGTCGATGAACGCGCGAACCGGATCGGCGAAGATCTTTTTTAGTAGGTTCCAGTGGTTCTTGATGCCGTCGACGCCAGCCTTGAAGATATCCTTCAGCCAGTCGATGGCTGGCTGGAAAATATGGTCGACCACCCAACGAAAGCCGTCGCCGGTTTTGCGCAGCGAGTCGCCAAGGAAGTTGAAGTAGGGGACAACGAGGTTGTTGACAACCCAGCCGATGGCGTCCGCGAGTTTATGGAAAGACCAATCCATGAAGTCGAACACAGGTGCGATGACGTTTCGGATTGCGAACCCGATTACTGCGGAGATGATGTCCCAGGCGGCCTTGATTACATCGACAAGGAAGTTCATGGCCGGAACCAGGATCGCCGAGGCCGCGTTAGCGATCGACACGATCATGCTCACCAATGGCGGAATCAGCGGAACAACCCAGTTGATGGCCTCAACCAGGGCCTGCCCGATGAGTTGAACCGCGCGTCCAATCGGGTCCAGTAGTGGGATGACTGCCTGCAGGATTTGACCAAGGCCATCCGAAATCACCGGCATGACCGGGGCCAGTGCGTTTAGGATGTTGAGGATAGCGTTGCCCAGGATCTCCGCCAGCGGCTGCAGGGCGTTGACCAGCTGCACGATCACCGAATCATGGCCGGTGAACAGCGGGGCCAGCACCTCAAGAATCTTGGCGCCAATCTGGCCGATAAGGTCAAACACCGTTGTCACCACAGGCATGATCTGGGTGAGGGTGTTCACCGTCGACGCGATGATCGGCGACATGGCGATGAAGATTTGGCCGAGGGCATTACCGACCGCCTCGAACACAGGCTTCATGGCTTCCATTGCGGGGCCAAGCGACTCGATGATGGGGGTAAGTGCCTGCGCCAAGCCCTGGCCAGCCAGCGATAGACCGTTAACAAGGCCCTCAATCAGAGGGGCCACGGCAGCACCAAGTGCGGACAACGCGGGGGCGAAGCTGGCCAGCATGTCACCAAAGGCTCGACCAACACTGTCGGCGACGTCACGTACAGGCTGCAGGCCCTCAGCAAGACCGCCAAGCGCGGCGGCTAGGCCAGGAATAGCACCCGCGGCGAAGTCAGCGAGAGTACCGCCAACAGTCGTCACAATAGAAAGCGCAGGACCGAGCACCTGGCCAAGCTGCGATGCCGCTGCTGTAGCAGACTGCATGAAGCTCAGGAGTTGAGCGTAACCCTGCGTACCCTCGTCGGTGGCTGCCTTAAGCTGTTGTGCGGCTGCCGCCATACCGGCGAGCATCCCCCCTCCGCCTTCCTGGCCCGCGTGAAGGATGTTACCCAGTGTTCCGAAAACGCCGCCGAGGATGTCTTTTAGGTAGCCAGCGTTGCGGATTGCGGACTGGATCATCTCGTCGAACCGGGACATGCCTGTGGTGGGGTCGATCTCCTTCAAGCTTTCAGCCCACTCGCGGAAACGCTGGGAAGCATCCGCGAAGTACTGACCAAGCGGGCCCATGAACTTGGCACCCTGCTCCGCAAGTGAACCGAATGCCGCGATCATGTTTGCCAGCACTGGCCGCATCGCAGCCGCCATTTCGCTAGCGCCGCGTACAATCTCCGCCACGCCGGACTTGGCAGCAGGTGAGGCAATCTCAGCAAAGGCTAGCTTCAGCGCAGAGTTCCAGTGGGTTGCGATGTTCAGCATCCCGGCGCCGAACTCAGGGATGACGTTTTGGAACGCGTCCCGGATCGACGGGCCGAGGTTGTCCAGTAACCGCTCCTGAGTGAGCTTCTTAAGTTCACGCCACGCCGGAGAGACTTCACGCAGGCTCCGGGCCACATTCTGAACCGACGGCGCCATGCCTTGAATGGCCTTCTCGAACTCCTCAGCAGACTCGGTGTTGAAGGCGGCACTTATGCCAGCTTTAACATCTTTTAAGCCAACCTTAAGGACAGCAAAACTAATACCAGCCATACCAATAAGGGCCGGGGTGGCCAGCGCCGCCCCCTGAGCGACGCTTACTAGTGCGCCACCGATGGCCAAGACTCCGCCGATCACAGCTTGCCCGCCAAGCGCGGCGAGACCAGCACCCAAGGCAACCACAGCAGGAAGCAGGGTTGCCCCGATCATCTGCGCGACCTTAGAGAAAGCGCCTAATGCGATCTGGCTGAAGCCCAGAACGTAGGCCCCGGCACGACCGAATCCTGCACGCAGTGACCTGAACAGGACGTTAGAGTTACCGAGGAACCGAGCGAACCCGCGGCCAGCGCGGTTGAGACCAGGGAGGAGAGTTTCGGAAATCTTGTTGCCAAGGCCGGTGGCCACGCCGCGAGCCGACGCTAGGCCGCGCTGCAGGCCGCGCGCGATGCGGGTGTTGCCGATGCGGTACATGGCGTTAGAGACATTGTTCCACACAGGGGAATCCACGAGTCCGCGGGAGATTGTGCTGGCCATGCGGTGGCCAATTCCGCTGAGTTTAGTTATCGCGGGGCGCACCTTATCGCCAAGGGTATCAATGGCATAGAAGTACCCCAGTTGCAGCTGTCTAGCAAGAGCTGCCGGGAAGTTACGCGGAATCAAAGCATCAACGTCAATACCGGCCAAGCGCAGTGACTTAAGCGGGTTGAGGTTCGCGATGGCCCCCTGCATGACGTTACGCAAGTTAATGAAGTGCGCAGACAAGGAGGACACGGCCTTTTCGACCTGGTTGAGGCCAAAGTTTTTCATGGCGGAGCCGAACTCTTGGACCTTATCCCTAGCATCGAGAAGCTTGTTGGTAAAGAAGATTTGGAACCGGGCCCCCGCCTCTATGGCTCCGCGCTGGAACGACTGGAACTCCAGGAGGCTACGCATCCGCATGTCGTGCATGGCCGCATGGACTCGGCGAACCCCGTTGATGAGAGGGTCGAAGGATTCGGCTGCCGAAGCAACGGCCGAGCGAATCCGAGCCGCGCTTTGTGACATCTTCTGAGCGCCTTTGGCGAAAAGATCGTTGAAGCTGTTCGATCCGCTAATTGCGCTGCCGAGGTCATCGAAAGGCTTGCGCATGAGACGTCCCAGCTTCACCGTGAAGTTAACGTAGGGGTCGTAGATGCGTCGGATACCAGCCTCAAACTGGTCGTCCATGAGTTTGAGCAGCTTCGGAACGAAGTTGAGGGCGTTCCATTCGGACTCTAACTTCTTCGGGTCTGGTAGCTGAATCTTTGGGGCAGAGACGATTTGTTCTAGTGGTGACTTCGTCGGGGCGTCGACAACCAGGCGGTACACCAGGTCAGTGTTGTCGTGCTTGGCTTTGAAGTCCTTGAGCTCATCATCGGCCCAGTTGCGGTCCACATCCACATACATGTGAATGCGGTCGTTCTCCTCCCGAAGCTTCTCTACATCTCGTCGTGCGTCGCGCAACGAACCCTCGTCCACGTCGACGTCGACAAAGATCGGCGTCCGCTCGATGTCGGCCACGAGCTGTGCGTACTCGGCCCACGCCTCATTTGTGTTGAGGTAGACGTCGATGTTAACCTTGCGACCATCCATACGGTCGATGCGCTTCTCCGCGAGGGTTAGCTCACGGTCGTCGACCTGTAATTCTACTTCTAGCTGGCTGGCTTCTTTCTTGGCTTTTGCCATGATAGCGCGCAGCTCTGTGTGAAAATGCTTAGCATTGGGAAAGATGCGTACCGCACCTTCACCCACGACAAAAGCCATGTGTTCTCCTTTAAAAGCAAAAAGACCGTCCAAAGACGGTCTTTAATCTAAAACCCCATCTGTTCAAGGAGGCCGTGGGCTTTCTTCTCCTCGAAGGAGTCAAGCCTCTCTTTAACCATCCGCTCTCTGGCGGTGACTGGTCTGTTTCTCCGCTCGAACTTCCTGCTGTCGCTCTTCTTCGACAACATCCCAACAATCGTGAACCGGAGGGCGTCGATGCTGTCGGCTATCTGCGTCAGCATCTCAATCTCGTGGGTCCATCCCTCCGGGGACACTTCTCCGACAGCGGCGTCCCTGTCGTCCTCCAGCATCCGCTTCAGGTCCAGCTCGGACAAGCTGGCTGCGTACTTCCTGGCCTCATCCTCGTCACTGGTGATTGCCGTCTTGAATTTCAGGTGGGCCGGAAGCTGCAGAATCAGCGAATACAGTATGTCGAAGCTGCTGAGTGGGGGGATGTAGTCAACTAAATCCGCTCCGTAGTAGACACGGAAATCATGGAGCAGTTCGTTGGCGTACTTGTCAACTAGGTCCGAGATTGCTCGGATTTTCCCAAACCACCCTCAACACCCCAGAAGTTCCACATGTCTTCAGTGAGGGCTGCGAAAAACTCAAACTGTTGGTGAGTGGAGTCGATTTCCTCCATGAGGCGGCGGTAACCGGCCTGGTCGTCCGCCATGAAGTTGCGGAGCATCACCGTCGGGCTGGCCTCCGGGTTTTCCATCGATAGGGCGACCTTGATACCGTCCGGGTAGGGTATTTTGATTTCGGTGCCGTCGCTCAATGTGAGCACATACGGTTCGCGGGTTTTGACTCGTGAACGCTTTACTCGGCGCTCCGCCTCTTGTGCGAGGCTTTCGAAAGATACAGCCATTTACGTCTCCTATGCTGCAATGTAGGCCGCGGAAAACTCGATCCCGCGGTAGGTGTATTCCGAGACCGAACCGGTGATTCGGCCTCCTGTTCCAATGTTAACCCAGCCCCCAGAAGCCACTCTTCCTCCTCCGTAGGCTTCCCACACCCAAGCCGCATGAACGTGCACGTCCGCCATCGGACGGGCCCACTGCGGAGTGTTGATCCCCTCTAGGTCTGAAGTTTTGACGCTATTAGACACGGTTGTCACGAACACTAGGTCTCCGCGGCGCATGAACCGGACACCGTTGATGGTTTGGTCCTGCCGGACCTGCTGCTGCCCCTGCTTGGCTTCCTGGATTTTGCGCTCAAGGTCCGCGTCCTTGGCGTTAAAGCCGTTGATGATCATTTCCATCTGACGCTTGTTGACGGCGTCATCCGGCTCGGAAGCATCCCCAACCCGCAAACGGCCTCCAGCGTAGCGCTGTGCCGCTGTGTTGTCGGTTACGGCTGCTGACACCATGTTTTTCGGCATGGCGGCATCCGCCACGGCACGCGCGTCGCTGGCTGCCTTCCTTGCCTCCTCGACGCGGGCTTTCACGTCGCCGAGGGTCTTATACCCCTCCGGCGGATTAACAAAAACTTTTTTGACCTCATTGGTAAGGGTTTGTGCGGCGGCGTTGACGGCGGCATTAACCCGGTCTTGGATGCGCTTCATCTCAGCCAGGTTGCCGTCAGTTTTGCGTATCTCAGCTGCCGCGGCCTCCGTGGCTGCCTTCTTTGCTGCTTCGACCGCTGCCGCGACTTTCTTCTCCGAGTCCGCGAGGTTGCGGGAAGCCGTGGTCGCCGTGTTGGCCAGGTCGCGTTTCGCGGCTTCAAAAGTGTTACCGAAGTCGCGCATTTTCTGCGCGGTGGCTCGCTCAAAGTTTTCCGAAGCTTGACGAGCAGAACGTGCGGACGCATCAATACTGGTTGTCGCGTTGTTGGCCGCGTCGACGATCTGCTTGTTCAACGCCAGGGACTCCTTAGCGTCAACAATAATCCGGTAGTTTTGGTCCCACCAGTCCATGATTGATGTGAAGGCGCGACTCGCCTCATCCCTGCGCTGAGCATCTTGGATGAGACGGTCCACCTCTTGGCTCTGGGCCTTGATCACCTGGTCGAGGAGAACCTTTTGCTCGGAGATGGGACCAATGCGCTCCAAGGCTTTAATAAGGTCACGCTTGTCACTGATGACTTCGGACACGTCGGCCCGGAAGTCGGACAGGGACCAGCCCTCGTCGGGGCGTGCGGCAGCCTCCAGCGCTTCGACTCGCTTCTCTAAACTCATGGTCCTCCTCAACCCGATTCTGCTCTTATTCTACCCGGTCAGCGGAACAGAGGTTTTCCACTCCTGCACCTGGTCGGTTTCAACCTGGCCCTTGAATGGTTCCTTGAGAAAATCCTCACGGTCGACGGCGTTGCCGTAAACCTGGTTGAAGCCGTGGTTTTGCCCCTGGACCTTGATGAAGTGGTGGAGAATCTTCGCGCGACCAGCGTAAACGTTGTTGGCCACAACGCAGCGCTTGGCCTTTGCGAAACGTACCACCGCGTACTCGAAGGTGCCCCGATCGGGCCGCTTCTCGTTCTCCAACGCAAGGTCGTAGAACAGGTTGCCGATGACACGGGTACCGACGGCAGCCTGGAAATCCGCGTCGTCGGAGCCAACCGACACACCGAAGTTCCAGCCCTGGTACACGGTGTTGCCTTCGAACAGGCATCCGCTTCCCGAGAGGGAGGTGCCGTTGTCGAACGACCACAGGTGATTGCCGCGGACAATGATGTTGTCGCAGCCCTTCGTGAAACCAATCGGTTCGAAAGCCGTCGTGGATTCCGCTGTGCCGATGGATGAGCCCTCAATGCTGACACGACTGGGGCCAGCGCCTGCCGCTGCATCGAATACGCCGCCTACACCCATGCCGCCCTTTACGCCTTTGACACGCAGGCCGAACATGGAAACGTCGTTAACATTGCCCTTCAACTGGATGCCAAAGCCCGTGGTCTTGTCTGCCAGACCGGCACCGTCGATGTCGACGTCGCGGAAGCGTATGCTGGAGCCGTCAAGGCCCTTCGGGTTGTCCTTGACCGCTGCTGACTGGTGCAGAACACCGTTGGCCCCTGCGTTGACGATCAGCAGATCAATGTAGTCCATCAGCATGGCGTTCGACACCTGGAAAGCATTCCGCTCCGGGTCGCCGCTCTTCCAGTCCATGTTGACCGCGAAGCCCTGCAGGGTGGAGCGGTGGCTGTTGGAACCAGAGGTCACGAGGAACGGAACCTGCGTTGCCGACTTGTCGTAGTCCAACTGCGTCAAGTTGCGGCCCGCACCAATAATCTTCTTCCCGGCGATCTTGTCCATCGTGACAGTCTTGATCTTGTGCTTGCCAGACGGAATCTTGATGGTGTGGATGTTCGGGGCATTCACCGCCTTCTGCAGGTTGGCGGTAATATCCCCGCCAACAACCTCGCCGAGAGCCGAGTCATGTACCCAGATTGCCCCAGGGTCACCGGTGGCGATGACCTGCTCAACTGGTTCCTCTTGGCGGCGGCACCAGCGGAACTGCATGGCGCGGTACTTCTCGCTAGGCACGGAATCCCAGGGGTTGTTATCCTGGTTTTCGCTACCCTCGACACCGCTGAACGTATCATCGGTCGCGTAGAAGAACCCGACGTTGCTGACATCCGCCTTGGCCAGAACCTTGCGCAGCTGGTCAACAGACTCCAGGTTGTGGATTGTGTGGATGAAACGCAAAGGGGATTCCGCGCGGTAGTGGTCGGGGGTTACCGGTGCGGCGGCATCATCCAGGTATGCGGAGGCGGCCTTTTCGAACGACATGATAATGTCGGCGCACTCCAAGATTTCCGGCTTGGTGTTGGTTCCGGGGTTACCAACCACCAGGAAGCCTTTACCGAACTCGGCTTTAATCTTCTTGTACAAGTCCTTGTACTGGTCGATCAGGGCGGCCTCAGACGGGGCCCAGCCGTTGATCATCTCGTCGAGGAAGACACCCTCCAAGTGATAGGCTTCCTGATACTTGCGAATCTCCGCAAGGACATCGTCGGTGGACTTGGTTCCCTTGATGGTGCGCACGTAGCCTACGCCGGGAACGTTCTTGTTCTTCAGCTGCGTCGTCAGGTCGGTGAAGTCAGGCTCAACCTTGTCGCCGAATCCGCTTCGGGGGTTGATGATGACGAAGCCAATGATGTCGAGGTTGCCGAAAATGTAGTCCCATTTGGAGCCGGGTTGACGTTGGTCGGCCCACCAGTAGGTGACAGGACACCAGTAGCGCTGGCCGGTTTTGAACCACCGGAAGGGGTCTTCCGGAGAGGCGTCGGCAGCTGGTTCTTCACCGCCGCCTTCGGCAAGCTTCGACTTGATGGCGGCGTCGACGATTTCCCGAATCTTCGCCTCGTCGACAGGGGCAGCGGGTGCTGCTGGGGTACCGTCTCCTGCGGGAGCCGGGGCAGCTTTAGCCAGTTCAGACTTGACCAGGTTTTCGACCGTGGTGCTGAAATCAGCTGGGAGTTCCGCCGGGGGGAGGTGCGAGATTCGCTCCTGTACGGCTTTGGTTACCGCTGCGGTGAGGGCGTCCTCTTGGACTACAACAGGGTTAGCCTCCAGGTAACTGCGCACGGCAGGAGCGATGTCCTCTGCGGTAGGCTTAGCGGGGGCCGCGATGCCCTCGATCTTCTTGTCCAGTTCAGCCTGTTTAGCCTGCACGCCGGTGACGGATTCCGCGGCAGCCTGCGCCAGGGTATGTGCGCCGCTGATTCCTTGCTCCATATGTGTGAAGCGCGCGGCTGAGGCGGGGTGTTGGGTTGAGTTGTCTTTCCACTCCTGTGGGGTGTAAGCCAATTTGGGTATCTCCTAAAGGTATGATTTACGGTGACGTGACCGCATTCGGGGATGTAACAGCGTTGGGGCTGGTCACGCGTAAAACGTTCGCAGCCCCAGGTGTTACGGCTGGTGGGATAACCGGGGGAGACGTTACTCCAGTTACCCCACCACGAAACCCATGTCAGCAGCCAGGGCTTTCCAGCCCTCACCACCGAACACGTGTTTGACGGCGTAGTCGAGCTCGTCGTCACGGGAAGCCTTCAAGGTCACTGAGTAGGAAATCTCGGAATCCGCGGACCAGGCGTTCTCCTGAACTTCAGACACGATAGCCTTCGGCATGACCTTGATGATGTAGATCGGAAGATCGTTGTACGAGTCCTCGGCGATGTACAGCATGCGGCGGTAGCGCGCCTTCGGGATGTTGTCCTGGGTGAAGGACAGCTCCGAGTTGGTTCCAATCTTTGCCTTGGAGAGGTCCACGTTGTAGTAGAACTCAAGGGAACCCTTGGAGGTTTCCTGCATAACGAACGCCGCGGACGTAACGTCCTTGGTGAAGTCGGTGCGGGTCGGCTCCTGAGCGCCAAACGACTCGACGTCGGACTGCTCGGTCTCACGGGAGAAGTTGATACCGGAGGACTTCTGCAGCCAGCCGAGAGAGAAGTAACCCATGTTGCGGAAGTTCACCAGTTTGGCATCATCCGTGAAGAAGACTTCCGGAACGGGAACCGTCATGGGGGCGAACAGAACAACCCCGCCGAGGGCCTTGCGGATCAGCTTACCCTTGGCCTGGCGCAGGGAGTCCAGGTCGGTGGAACCCGCGGCGGCAGGGGTTTGGGTCTGGGTGATGTCCTCAACCTTGTAGTTCTCGCCGGAAGCCTTACCCTGGACATTGGCGTCGTCGACGGTAAGAGTAGCGGCTTTTACAACAACGGTGAAAGGACCACCGGTGCTGCCACGAACAGTGGCCTCATCCTCGCCGGAGACGGCACGGATCGCAGCCTGGATTGTGCTGGCGGAACCCGGAGCCGAAATGGCGCCGGTGGCTGTGCCACCAACATTAAGGGTGAAAGAACCTGACAGGCTGCCTGCAGGCAGTGTCAGCTTAAAAGTTGCCATACTTGGCTCCTCCTAGTACTAGTTATGCCCAGCGAACGCGGGCATGGAGTTCAAAAGCCTTCTCCACCTCGAAATCATCGTCGAGGCGAGTGGCCTGCTGCTCAGCGCCGGAGATTTCGCGGGCGTTGTCCACGTAGAACCCAGCCCAGCTACGCCTCGGCGCGGCAAGTATTCTTTTCGTCGCCTCCCCAGCCAGCCACATGGCCCTGGATCGGTCCTTCGCAATGAACGACAGCTCAACACTGGAGATATCGGTGAAGGAGTCCGTCAGGTAGCCTGCGTCCCTGTGGAGGAGGATGTAGTCGAAGTCTTTAATTTTGTAGCGACGCTTCGCCGTGGTCATGTTCTCGAAGCGGTCGAAAGCTTTTTCCCTTGAGGTGCCTATTTGTTTCGGTCCAACTAGGTCTTCCAGTATGGCCGCAACAATGCGCTCCCAGTCGGGCATGGTGTAGTCATCCAACAGCCTCAACCTCCCTCATGGCTTTACTCAGAGCCTTGGCTCGCTTCTCTTTCGCAATGAGTGCTGGCCAGAAACGCTCCGGGTTTGTCGAGTAAATCTCAAAAGTGGCACGGTCAACCTGGATGCCACCAGGGATGACCTTGCGCACCCGCAGGGTGTCCCGCAGCCGCTGGTCCCGCTCTCCGTCGTGGCGCTCGCCTATTGCTTTCTTCAGGGCTTTCTTCGTGGCCCATGCTTTACGGAACAATTCCGCACGGAGGGCCGGGCTGTTCAACAGCAACTGCCCCATGCCGTAGAAGTCGGAGAAGTACAGAACCCCTGGACGCCGACCAGAGGCTTGCCTGTCTAGGCGCTTCTGGTTGAAGGAGTCGTTGATTTTGGTTACGTCATACCTAGGTGTAGTCGACATGCTTCACCTCCACCCTCGCCAGAAACACTTCTTTACCGCCAACAACGTGCGTCCACGGCGACACATAGTCGTTGTGCGCTTCACCCTCGACAATGTAAACCTGCTGCGACCCGTCGTATGCGGTGAAAACAACTAGGTCATCCGTGCGAATGTCGTCGGTTGGATCGCAGTACATGGTTTTACCGTCGTAGGTTCCGCGGTTGTTGGCCTGCGTCGTTGTCAAATCTTGAGTTGTACGCGGCGCCACCACGGCTCCGTAAATCTTGTGGTGGAACTCGGAACCCGCCAGGGCACCGGCGACGTACTCCTGGTCGCCGAAATCATCCTGGTCGTAGTCCTGAAACTGGTTTCGTTTGCGCCGCCAGATTTCGACGTCACCGGAGAAACCAGCCCTGAAAGCAATAGAGCTCATCGGTACCCCCTCCATCCGCGACGTGGTTTAGCCACCCGCGCGAAGGGGGTTTTCATGCGGGCCGACAAGGTTTTAGTCTTGTTGTAGCCCTGTAGCAGCAGAGCAATCTGCTCTAGTTCTTCCCGACTGAACCAGGCTTTACCGGGGTCTTCACTGTCGTAGCGACTATAGGCGAATGGCCCCATCGTCTCGGACGAGAAGCCGTCCGGGTTTTGCGCGATTTTGCGCGCGGCGTTGGTGACCGCTGCCTCGACGAATAGTCGCAACGGAGCATCCTCCGGCGAGGCGTCAAAAGCTGGCTTCAACGTCGGGAAGCGACCCGACAGCCAGGCGGAAATCATCTCCAGGTATGCCTGAAGTTGGGCCAGGCGTTTACCCTCGACCGTGCCTTTGGTCACGAACAACGCCACCCGCTCGGCAGGGACATAGGTAAACGCCAATTAACTAGCCTTCCTCAGACTCATCCGCGCCAAGCTGGCTAGCCAACTCAGGGATGGATTCGATTACTTCTTCGATGATTTCGTCACGGCTCATGCTGGCCGGAATCACGAGCCCTTTGGATTCCGCGAAGTTCTTCCACGTTGCCTTAGCAGCATTGCGCTTAGGAATCTCCAGCTCGGCCTCGGCAACCGGCTCCGGATCGGGGGTACCCTGCGGCAGTTCTGCTGGGCCGTCCTGGGCCACAACAGGCTCGCGTTCCGGGGCCTCGGTGAACAGGTGGTCACCCAGCATCGGAACAGCCCAGTCGGGGGCTTCCGTGCCTGCCATGAGGCACACCAGTTCACCAACCGCGCTGGCCTGGCGGACCACTGTGTTGTGCAGGAGGGTTTTCGCCAATTAGATCACCTTGGCTTTGAGGGTGAGGTTCGGACGGAAGACCACAGGCAACGCAATCGCGTCGGCCTGAATCTCCAGGTTCTTCCAGTTGCCGCGCTCAATGACGCCAGCAACAATGCCCGGCAGATCTCCCTCGTGTTCGAAGCCACCAGAGTAGTGAGTGAATCCGCTCATCTGGGAGGACATGGTCTGGCCCCACAAGGTCTTACCCAGCGCAGAGGAGCCGGGAGTGTCGGCTTTGCCTTCCTTGCTGGTGAAGATGATGCTGTCCAGGGGAAGAAGATTCTTCACCTCAACCTGGCCGTTGCTCAAGTTGTTTTGGCGATACTTGCGGACAGGGGTGATGCGAACCTCAGGGAGGTCGAACATGCTTGCCATTGTGGCGGCAAGAGTGGATTCGTTGATGCGACCCATCGAAGCGTCGGTGAGGGCAACCACAAACTGGTTCTGGTTGTACTTGGCCTGCTTTATGACCACAGGGTGGCGCATCAGTTTGCGAGCAACACCTTCAGGAATCCAGACGAGCTCAGGCTTTTTGCGGTTTTCCTCGCGGTAGAGGTCAACCAGGGAAGCCATGTACTCCAGTGGATCGGAGGTGTCATCCGACCACAGCTTCGGAGCCGTGGTAGTGAACTCGGCTTTACGACCGAAGTCGATTTCCTCGGTGCCCGCGTTCAGCATCTGCAGTTGAATCTTGCCGTCGGCGATGGCCTGGCCACGCAGAACATCCATTGTCGCAGCGATAGCGCGGGTGGCTTCACGTACAAGGTTCTCCGCCTTGGCGTTCAAAGCGTCAGTGGTGTCGCGCTGTGCCTTGAGGAGGGTCTTCTCGTCCAGGACGTAGTTGCGACCCAAGGGCTGAATCTCGCCGCGAGCGGTCTGACGGCCACCCTTGGTGGCGGACGTCAGGTTACCGTCGAACGTGCGGAAATCCGCAATGACCAACTCGTCCGGCTCACCGTAGTCGACCTCGAACTCAAGGTCTTGGGTGAACTCGGAAGGCAGCAGGGCAGCGAGTTCCGCTTCTTTGGTTTCGTACAGGGCGTGCTCGGTACGCGCGATGGTGGTTAGGCGCTCGGGGGTGAGCGCGTCGCGTGTTACTTCTTTGAGATCACGAATCATTTAAGCCTCGTTTCCTTTAACCAGGGTGATGTTGCTGTTGACTGCAAGGTCGGCTTCTGTGACCTTGATCGGGAGGTAGATCGCGTAGACGATACCGGAGACAACGACACCGGAGTAGTAGTGGTTAAAGAACTCTTCGCTCTGCAGATCGCGGGTCTCGCCGGGGGAGATAACAAAGCCGTCGACCTTTTTACCAGCACCCTTGGCGGTTTCGGTGAAAAGCTTGTAGTTGTCGCCGTCCTTGTACACGGGGATGCCGGACTTGATCCAGCGGCCCACCTTATGGGGGCCGTCTTTCTTCAGGTCTTCGTCAATCAGAATGCGTCCGTTGAGGGAGTTGTTGACAGTGTCAATGTTCCCCATCCATCGACGGTCCTCAATTGACGGTAGTTTAGGGTCTACACGCAACCCTTTACGGGAGGGGATAGTCGCCAAAATATGCTCCTATGATGGTAGGTACTTGCCGATCCCGCTCGGGGCCGACGTGCTGGCGGGCTTACTCTTCTTCGGAGGCGTCTTGGTTGCCACGGCCTTGAAGGCCAAAATTAGCTTCTCAATCGTCTCCTGGGACAGGTCGCCCTCTTCACTCGTGATTTTACCCCAGTCAAGAAAATCCCCTACAGCCTCAAAGGTGTCTTTGTCAAGACCGGCGGAAGCAAAACTGTGTTTAACCTGCTCACGAGCCAACTTCTGACGTTCCTTGCGGAGCTTTTCCTCGGCTTCCGCGAGGGCTTTCGCCGCCTCGTCGTCCTTGCCTTCATCAGCAGGCTCTGGGGCTGCTGGATTTTCAACCGGCTTGGTCGAGGTTTCCGGCGTCGGGGCAGAGGTCGGAGCCGGTGTAGAGGGGGCGGGAGTCGCCTGAATCTCTTCCTTCGAGGCTTCTTCTGCGTGCGCTGTAGCCTGAGCTGGGGCTGTAGCGGCTTCCTCTTTGGTGTCTTCCTTGATTGCCGCCGCCAAAAGCGACACGAGCTTGTCAAGGGATGATTGGTTGGCCATTTAAACGTCTCCTATGGTCCAAATTCGATAGCTTCCAGGGAGGCTTTCTCGTTAACGTTAACAAGCGAACGGCCATACTCAGGGTGGTCAATGACCTTGTACCGGCTACGCTTCAAGTCGAACCCGCGAGTGGAGCCTGCCGCCTCGTTGTAGAAAACCTCCAGGTCTTCCATATTGATTAGATTACCAGGATCGAAAAGCTGGTCTCCGACCTTGTAAACCTCCGCCACCTCACAGTTACAGAGATTATGGATCGGCATGAGATCGCCGTGCGAATACATATTGGTGCTGGCGACGATACAGAGACCACACGACTGGCCGGACTCGGACAGCTCCGGGTGCACAATACGACGGTAGCCCACCACCTTCGACTTTGGTAGCTTGTCCATTGCTACGTGGTGTGTGTTGCGTGACGCGGACTGGATGTCGTGCGACACCATGCGCTCTGCGCGCTCCTCCACTTTCTGCTCGGCGTAGCGCTCGATAACCCGATCCACCTCCGCTGGGGTGAGGGTAACCAACGCCTGGGGCTCCTCTACTGGCCTAGTCCCGGCGGAATCCTTATCGGTTCCCCGAACATTTTCATCGACATCCCGCCCTCCGCCAGCGGGCTCGTCCACGGCTGGCTCCACGGTGCCAAGGGCCGCTCCGCCTCGCGGAGTAACCTTAACTGGCGTCGACGTGCGCGGTCTTTTTGGGTTTTCTCGGCCCTCTGTTTTGCGGGCTTCTTGCTCTGCTTTGGCGAAGGCTTTCTTCCACGTTTCATCATAATTCCCATCAGGTTCAACCGCGTCCTCCGAAATCCGTTCTGGTCGAGCGATCGGCAACAGCCCCTGCGTCTCAAACTCCTCAACAAGGGTTTTTATCGGCGCGGAGTCTGGTTTCAGTTCGCGGTTCTTCTTGTATTCGTTGGCCAGCCGCTCGTAGGCATCTTCGAGGCTGCTTCCTCGGGTGGACCTTACCTCCAGGGGATACTCGCTCTCATCCGGTACGGAGCCGGGCAGTGGAATACCCATGATGGCGGAGCGCTCACGCACCCCGGCCCACGTCACAATCTGCGACTGCCGGATACCCATGCGCACAATGGTGGCGGCCTGCCGGGCAAACAGTTTCACTCCCGCGTCAGTCGTGAAGTCCGCGGCGCGCAGGAGGGCCACCACCTGCATGGTGACAGCATCAGTGAGAGCCTTTTTCCCTGCCGCTACAGCAGTCACGATTCCAGCGATCTTGGCGATATTGGCCTGCTCCACCTGCGCCGGAGTTAGTTCCTGGCCTGGGATAGTAATCGGGTAGTCGTAGACAGACCGGGCCGGAGGCAGGGTTTGTGCTGTTACCGGCATTACTCAGCACCCGCCTCAGCCTTACCGGCCAGCTGGTCCTGCTGCTTCTGCGACTCCGACTTGGCCGGTGTTAGGTTGGTTGCCTGGGTTGCTTTAGCCTTGGCCAGCGGGGTCATGGTACCAATGGCGGAGGTAAGGGTTTGCGACAGCATCTCCTCAATCCGCTCATTCTCGGCGCGGCGAATCTCGCTTGGTGTCATGAACGCACCCTCACGTAGCGCCGTGCGCAGGGACACGCCTGCACCAACAAGGGAGGTGACTGCGGCGGTTTTCTCGGCCAGGGTGTAGGTCTGGATCGGCCCCCAAATGACCTCTAGAGAGTCCTCCTCCGCACGGTCCTTTTCGCCGTTGACCCCCAATAGGATTGAAATATGGCGCTTCCACGCGGCGCCAAACCGACGTCGCCGGTCCTCGACTTTGGCGATACTATTTTCCTTCTGTGCGTTGGCACCCTGCGCGGACTGGTTAAGGCTGTCGGAAAAGTACGACATCGGTGTATAGGTCACCGAAGCCAAGTCCTGAATGTCCTTGGACACTGAGTTCAGAATCTCCTGAAAACTCGTCGGCGAGGATTCCCAAATCTCGGCCCCCTCCGGCAGCATCCACAGTGCGGCGGGGCTGGCCTCAAACATGTCGGAGTAGTCGATCTCCTGGCCGAACTCGTCGCGGCGCCGGAAATTACCCTTAACTCCGCGCTGGCGGAACGCTTGCATGGTGGCAATAACCGTGCGCTGCAGGGTCATGTGGTTGATGCGGTCGATGATCGAAAAATGATCCTCGAACTCGTTTTTGCCATCCTTGTTGGTGATGGCCGTCACCGGCACTCGCTCTTGGTCGACGATGCGTTCCTTCCACCACACCCAGTCCTGCATGACGCCGTACCGGTTGAAAGGAACCTCAGAATCATACTGGGTAAGGCGCAGCGAGAAACCGCGCGCCACCTGCGACTGCTGCTGCTTGTCGTCAAACTCACGTGTCGCCACAAACATGTGACAGCGACCTGTGGCCTCACCGGTGTCTTCGTCGGTTTCACGTACAAACAGGTTGAGTACGTCCCGCGACAGCACGCGGTCGCGCAGGAGCACCACGGCGGCGACAGGCTCGCCAAAAACATCAGTCATGACGGCGGCGTTCGACGGCGGCAGAACCTTCTGACGCTTTGAGCCAGGGTCAACGTAAAGGTAGGCGCTGCGGTACGCGCAGGCCAGGGTCATGGCCTCCTGGGCCTTAATCCCCATCGCATCCCGCTCGAACAGGCGCTCAACAACCTCGTCGCCGGTCTCCCCGGAAGACAGCGCCGAGCGGAAGCCAAGGATACCGAGGCGGTCTGTGGTGGCGGAAACAATCAGCTTAGCCCAGTTGGTTTGACTGATTTCACGCAGCTCTTGCAATCCCTCGAACTGCTTTTCTTCCTCCGGTTCGTACTCAGTGCCAACGGGGTCGCCGGACATATAGGACTCCGCCTGCTCAATGAAATCCCAGCGCTGCTTAATCTCATTGAGTAGCGAATAGGCGTAGTAGTCCGGGTGGGTTACATCGTCTGTGTTTTCAATGTCGTCGCCGGGTTTAATCGCAAACAATGGCGCTCCTACCTAAGTCGTTGCGGGGCGTCGTAGAACTCCCCAGGGTCTTCCTTCTGCTCCGCACCCTTCGCCAGTGCGTGCATCCGCGCGGCCCAGCTGAGAACCGCGGCCATTGCGGCGTCGTATTTTCGTTTCTTGTTTAGTTTAACAAGCCGGTACTTTTGCAGACCCTCGTCGTCATACTGCGAAAGCATGTTTTTCCCGGCGTTGCCGACGTGCCTCACTAAATCAGGGTTACCGTCGTGAGCAAGGTCACCTGACTCAATCGCCTCGTTGTAGGCTCGGAGTGCATAATACATGGGGTTGATGTTTTTGGTGTACCAAGAAATAACCCGCCCCTCCCAACGACCAGCCCAGATGGAGATTTGCTCCTGCCAGTACGGCGGGTCGCAGAACGCGAACTCGACGCGGTAGTCCTCGAAAATCGAGGTCATCACCTCGTCCACCTCGGAAACCGGCACCTCCCAGCCTTGGCCATCCAAGTCCTCCTCATCAGGCCGCTCCCACAGACCAGCTAGAACTTGAATTCCCGTGTCGATTTCGGTGACCACAATCGCGGTGGAGTCTTCACGGCGTGCGCCGTCGAAACCAACCACAACCTGGCTGCCGGGTTGGATGCGTAGAGTCGGGTCACCGAGGGCCCGGAACTTCTGCACGTCAAAGGCGGTTTGTGCAGACTGTACCCAGCGGTTGCACCACACGCGCTCCAGATAGGAGCGGTCGGCACCCGCCTCGTCCCACATGGCGGCGGTCGGGATCGGGTCGCGAAAACCGAAGACCTCCTCACCAGAAGCCTCCTTCAGCGCGCGCAGGCGGTCACCCATCGTGTCGAACTTAGCGTTAGCATCGCTGGTTTGGCGATGGTAGAAGAACGTGCGGGCCTCATCTGACTTGACTTTGCCCGCTGCCATGCGCAGACCCTGCTGGTACTGGTCACGCGCAATAGACGGCTCGGCGGGGTCACCGGCGGTGGTACAGGTCAACTGCCAAGCGTCGTCCATTTTACGCTTCGGCAGGTTGTTTTTCATCGTGGCATACGACTTGCGGTGCCGGTCCTCATACAGACGGTGCGGCTCGTCAATACATTGGAATGTCGGCTTCTTACCGTCCAAAGCGTTTGGGTTGGGTGCGACAGGGAGGATACGCGAGTCCGCTTCGCCTTGGATTTGAATCCGCTCGTTTGTTACGTCAAACAGACCAGCATCGTCAATGAGGCTGGCGATTTCTTTCGCCGCACCGTAGGCCAGGTCGTCCAACATGTCCTTTGTCGGCGCCAACATGGGAATGTACGGCGACACGACGGATCGGCCAGGCGCGAGTCCGCCGGGTGCTTTCGGATCGTAGCCGTTGAAACGGATCGGCGCGTCTGGGTGTAGTTCCACTAAGGCAATCAGCGCCATGAACTCGGTTTTCGCGGCACCCTTCGGCAGTGAAACGTTAACCTCGGTGAAGTGGCGGCGGCCAGACATGTCCATGTCGATGTCCCCGAACTTCAGGTGGTAACCGTCGGGAAAATGCTCGTAAGCGCGCATCAACAGGTAGCGGAAGTCGTCACGAACCTTGTACGGCTCACCCTTGAGTGGACCTGGGCCGTAGACAAACCTGTCCTCCAGAAACTCGATGATCTGCGGTCCAAGCGACGGCCAAATATCCAGGGTGCCGTCCGGCAGCGTCTCAAGCTGCGGCACAATAATTTCCATCTAAACCCCGAAACCACCCCTGCGCATCCGCGAGCGTTTTCGGCTGCGGGCCGACCTATGAAAATCGTTCGGGTCTTCAGCTGCGGAATTGTATGCGCGGGTTTTGGCGGAATGGTGCATGAAACACAAAAGCTGCAGGTTACTGATTAGGTTTGCCTGCCAGCGCTCGTGCGGCTGGAACTCCGCCAGCTCAACAATATGGTCGACCTCGGTACCAGGCTCCCCGCACACGGCGCAGCGGCCCCCGTAAAGATCGATCACCTGGCGTCGAATTGCTGCGGTGAAGTCGCCTTGGCGACGTTTGACTTGGTGTTCCGCGCAGCGTGATTTCCCCGGCAGGGCCGCGTTAGTGCAGGCCCTGTACCGGGGCTCCTCGGTAAACCACGAACAAAACCGCATTTAGCGCTTCTTGGCTCGCGACCCAGTCTTGGCGGAAGAGGATTTCTTCTGTCCGCCTTTTTGCCCCCAGGTCTTTTTCTTCTGCGCGCGAGCGACCGCGTTTTTCGGCTCGAAATTATGACCCCATTTGCCGCCGCCGAGGCCGTTGCCTTTTGTACGGGTGGTTAGTCGTCGTGATTTTCGTCCTGCTTTGGCCATAGAAAAACTCCTAGATAGTGGTTACATCCATTCTATCTAGGAGTTGGAATTACCAGCCCTCGGGGAAGAACTGTGCTAGGTTCGGCGGCTCATAGTGAGGGCCTTTACCGACTTTCCCACCAGGTAGAACATTGTTGTCGATGAGTTTGGTCCTGTTGCTGCGCACAACCTCCCAAAACGCAGGCTCCACCTTATCAGTGAGACCTGCCTTGGCGGCCAGCCCGAACAGGGTGAACAGCACGTCTGCGATGCCGTCAAGAAGTTCAACCCGGTCATCTTCCAGGCTCATCGCGGCCAGCTCAACCTCGTTGACTTCCTCACGGAGGAAATCCACGGCCTGGCGGCAGTGTGGGAGTTCATCCCATTTTAGGTTGTAGGGGTCGAGTTGACCAGCCTGGGTATTCCACCGTTCCACAGCACGAACCGCGCTCGTGAGGTCTGGGCCTCGTCTTCCTTCCTTCTCGTTAGGCAAGGCGGGCTCAGGAGAGTCTTTTTCGTCGGAGGACATGGATGAGGTCTCGACGCCAAGGAATTCGGACAGCTTCTTGTTAACTACGACAGGCCCATCGTCGGTGATGACGGTGACAACATGCTCTGCCCTCTCCGGGTCCGTGAGGCTCACTGCAACCAGAACCGTGTCCGCGTGCAGGACCCTCTTAAGCGCCTTGGCTCCCTTCTCCTCTGTCACCGGATGATAGAGCCTGTTCTTAACTGTGATGGTCGGTTTGCCGAATGATTCGGCCTCCTTGCTTCGACCGAAAACCCACCTGCTGGGGTCCCCAAGCCACATAAGAATGGCCTTCTTGTCGTTATGGCGCATGTTCATGAGCTCAGTTAGGTTGTGTTCGCCTGGGTGGGTCTCCGTCATGACTTTTTCAGCCAGCTCGCCGAAAACCTCCGGGCAGACTTCATTCAGGCGAAGAAGGATGCTGAGCGCCACCTCCTGGAACTCCGCGTCGACGTCAGGCTGGGTGCGACGTGTTAGTACCTCCAACCAGGCGCGGAAGTTACCGGAAACCACCATTGACACTGAGGTCGAGTTAGGCAGGATCGAACGCGCCGCTTCCTTGGCTTTCTTGCCAGTCACTCCCCTGCGTTCCAGGGCTTCTTTAGTGCGACGATAGGCTTCACGAATCTCGGCTTCCGCTTCGAAAATACCAGTCTCAACCAGCTCCTCGTCAGTCAGAACCTCTAGGGCAGGTGGCAAAACGAACTCGGCATTTTCGGAGTCCACGAACCGCTGTGATTCCACAGAGAATGACAGGTGGCGGTGGCGGGTGATCTCCGCCAGGAACGCGCGAGTCACGCCCTCCAGCAGAAACGACGCAGACGCGTGCTCCAGGATACTGTAGTGCTTTTTGTCGTGCACCGTGGCATGGATGTACTTTTCCGGCGTGTTGGTTGCCTCGTTGGGTCGGTGGAAACTCTGGTAGCAGTTGCGTCCAGCGAACTCAATCAGTGAGGCCGCTGGGGTTTCGCCGCCAACCTGCGGCATCTTCTTCTGCAGGAGTTCCCGGAAAACCGAAGATAGACTGGTGTGAGCGATTAGGGTTACTTTAGGCATTTTCTTCTCCTTCAATGAACCCAGCAAGAACTTCGTCGTCCGAGGCGTCGATAATTCGATTTGGGTTAATGTCACCAAGCCCCTGAGCCTGCAACATCTGCTGGCCGATAATAGCCAAGGTCGAGCCAAGACCAATCTGGTCCTCAAAACCGACGGAGTGAGCCGCAAGGCTATCCGAATCTGGTTCTTCGCCCTGTGTCATGACAATGAGGGCTACCGCGATTTTATCTTCGCCGGTCTCCTTTTTGAGTTGGGTGTGCACACCTCGTGTGATTTCCTCTAGGCTCATCGCCCTAGTCCTTTCTTGACTTCTCAATAAGGTCGTACTCTTCATCGGCCAGGCGAACAAGCATCACTACCGCTGTTCCCCGCAGCGCGAGCAGGCGTCCAATTTCGGCTTGCCTTTGCCGCGCTTCCGGGCATTTCCTGGCCTTCGCTAGGTCATCTTTCCAGTTTTTCTCCTCGTAGTCAAGCGTTGCGAAGAAAACCCCTTTCGGCGAGCCGCCTTGAACCTCTTCCGGCTCCTCAAGCTCCTCTGGTTTGAAAAACCACTCACCTAGCTCCTTATCCAGGGCCGCTGCCTGGGTTTCAGTAACCCGGACAACCGCTTCGAGTTCTTCCCTGTCGAGTTTCTTCAGCTGTTCGTCTGTGACCTGCAACGGATCAAAAGCCGTGGTCATTCAAATCCCTCCTCAACCAGCATCTGCCCCTTCATAACGAGCGGGGCTAGACGCCAGAAAACGTCATCATTGATTTCTCCTGTAGCCAGGAAACCTTTGATTTTCGGCTCCATTTCGTCAAAAGTGTCGAACATCACAGACTCCCAGATAGCAGCTCTTACCTTGTCGTCTACCTCGTACTTACTCAGGTCGAGTACTCCGCGGATGGCTCGCCTAATCCCGACTTGTGTTGCGTTGTGAAAGCGCATCGACTAGCTCCTTGTGACTACTTCTCGGCTTCAGTGATCTGCTGGATGTCGTCAAGAAGGACAAGGGATGCAGTCATAGAGATAAGTCCGCGTGCATTCCACTTCTCCACCGCCTCTGAAAGCTCTTCCCCGGATGCCCCTCTAAGAACCATGTCCTCTATGTCGTCGGCGGCTTCTTCGGATATATTCTTCTCTTTGTCTAGAGACCGAAGACTATCAACAAGAGCCACTTTTGCGAAGCTTAGTCGATCCTGTCTAAGGATTGGTTTACAAGCCGCTTCTCTTGCCAGTACGTCAACAGCGAGGGTGGCGTAGCCAATGGTGTCCAGCATGTCGTCTGTAGGGTCGCCATGTTCGGCCCAGCGTCCGCGCTGTGCGCGTGCCACCTTAAACAACACCATCATTTGCGCCACCTGCTCCGGCGTCAACTGAACCCGCGAGGTTTTGTAGTCCTGGGAATGACCGTTGATGCCCTGCAGGAAAGCATTCCAGTAGTCGGCGATCAACTGTAGAGTGTCGCTGGCCTCTCCGTACTGTCCGTGGCGGTCGTCAAGGATTTCGGTTACCTGTTCTTTAGCGCTCATTTCGTGACCTCTTCTTCTTTCTCGAAAAGCTTCACTGCTTCCGCGGGGGTGAGGCTTTCAACCCGAAGCACACAGCGGGTCAAAGCAACGACTTTCAATGATCCGCAAGAAACATCATCCAGGGCTTTAGTGAAGGAAATCGAGGAGGACCGATCGGGAAACTGAATGTCCACGGATTTCACATCATAGGAGCGAATGAGACCGTCAACCCCCGCCTGCTTCGCTGCCTTAGCCACACAGTTGGAAAGAGTGAAGCTTTGCTTCCTGGACGCGAATGTTCCCTGATACACGAAGTCTTTGATTTCGCACAAAACCTCGTCCAGTTGGGAAGCCATGAGGCGAACAACCACATCCAACTGCCTCAGTCCGACGCGGTGGTCCTTGTTTTTCGGCAGGGTTACGACAGCCTCGTTACTGTCTCGGTAGTGCCCCGCCAGGATGCGGCCGTCCAGTAGGCGGTCTGCCAGGGAACGAGCCCGCGCTTCGAGGACTTCGAGAGTAGACAGCGCCGAATGGGTGGTGATCGTGTCCGACCCGATTCGACTGTTGGCGGATGGCTTGTTGAGGGTGAACCGGTTGTCTGGGATTTCCTTCCAGCTAGAAATAAAAGCGGTGTTTTTCACCTCCGTCACTGGCATGTGGTCCTTGACCTCCATGCGGATGGTAGCCTCCTCCAGTGAAAGACCAGGGCTCATCCACTTCACAACCCGCTCCTCAAGAGGAACCAAGTCGTTGGGATTCATTGATTGAATGAGATCAACGACTTTGATGATTTGGTCGATGGTTTCCCGCTCGGATTGCGGCGGAGTGAAGAGGAAAACATCCCCTTCTTTGACAGACACCTCTTTACTGGCGTTCTCGATGTAACACAACATGTGTCAAAACTCCTTTCTGAGTCGTTTAAACCATATCTAATGCGCCAAGGGTTGTCAAGGCATCCGCTGGGTTGCGCTGGCCATATCACACGACCCCTCTAAGCGTCAATGTGTTCTTCATCACACGTCAGACAACCTATAGCTCGACAGGTAGCAGATGTGTCTATTAATAGGCTGTGACGAAAATAGTGACGAAACTAAATGAAAACGACCCCCAATAAGTTGCGTTTTAATGCAATTCGCAAAATCGGCCTCTGTGAGCCCCTCTGAGCGATTTGGCCCCCTTCTGGGCCGGTTTACCCCTCGGAGCTATGAGTTAGGCCGTCAGAAAGGACGTGAGTGAGTGTTCGAATAGAGCCGACCTGCGGTTTTGTTTTGAGCCGAGGGGTTTGACCTGCGGCTTAAGTCCATCTTCAAAGTAGTGGTAGCACATCCGATTTCGGTCTTTATCATTTCGTTATAGAACGGTGTTCAAATTGCTTCAGGTTTGCTTTTTACCCTCTGACCATAGTGAACTTAAATCGAAATTTCGGGGGTAAATAGAAGGGGTGGTTCACCTTATCAGGTTTGATAACTAGTAGAAAATCGGTGTTCAATTTCCATTTGTGCTGGTCAGAGCGATTTAAAAATTAGAACACCCCTTAGGGAATTAGTTGATTCGAACCCACTAATTCTATTTTCCCAGGTCGCACTCTCGAACAAACTTTCGATCAGCATTCTGTAGGTGTTTTCTAAGGATTTTCTTAGGATCAGACAGGGTATTTTCTTATGTGGTACATGTCACACCGACTTCGGATTTTTTGCGTTCAAGCAATCGGGGGTAGAAATTGACCTTGCGCCGCAGGTCAGAGGCGGCTTCAAACGTGATAATCTTTTGCATGAACTTAAAAGTTCAATGCGTTGAACTTTAAAACCACACAATCGGGCACTCGAAGAGGGCTCTTTTATCAGCTGAGTCATCGGTGATAGGTGACCCTTTCTAAATCGAGCTGTAAGGCCCCTCTCGCTTGAGAACATAGGGCCTCCGGGTATCGGTGGCCCAGAGGGGTTTTCAGGCCGCCACAGAAGCTGTCAGATGCCGTCTCGTGCGTCCGCTGAGTTCATGGCATCCGCTCGGGTGGTTTCGAGCCCGGAGAAGAGGGCTTGGTTAGGCAAGGCTAACCTAACAAGACTTTTATGATCTATATAAGGAACCGCGCGCGAGGAAGAAGAGCTAGAGCTATGACCTGCGGAAACGCTATATGGCTTCCGCTGGAGGCGGTTTTGGGAGGGGCGAGACCTGGCTTTCAAGGCTCTCGGGCCAGGGAAATCGCGGTTTTGAGGCCGATCTGAGCGTTTTTGGGGTCGTTTGAGGGCCGAGGCTGGCTTCCGCGGCTGGAACCTTGCAGGTGGGCCGGTTGTGTCGAGCAAGATTTCCCTGTAACCAGAAAAATAAAAACCCCTCTGACCAGCGGTTTTGTAAAACTGGTATATATAGTTTCCGCTGGTCAGAGGGGGTTTTGGTGTTTTTTGTAGTCATATTCAGGGGGGTCGTTTCAAGCTGGCTAATATAAACCCTCAAACAAGATTTTGTGAGGTAAGTCACAAAGAGGTTTTTTCTCATATGTGGACTTTGAAAAATCACCTGAATAACTTGAATCAAAGGGCTAAAAACATAGGCTGACCTGCTAAAAGGCCTATACCAAAAGTGGGATTGGCAAAAATGGATAGATAAAAACCCCAGGAGCTAGAAAATCTTAAGTGAATCAAGTCTGGATGTGTCCTGGTTAACACTATGATAGCAAATCTGAAGCCCCCCTAGATTAAACTATATACTATATACAATATATATATTAACTTAAAAAATAAT